ATGTTAGATTCATTAACTCAAGAACAAAAATATACGATAGCTAAATTTTATAAATTATATATGGAACGTTCTAATGAAGGGCAATCTGAAAGTGAAGCGAATTATTTTGGAGATAGTATTAAAGCACAAGATGATTATTTCTGTGATCGTGAATACGATGATTTTTTAGAGAATTGTAAAGTTCTAATCGATCGTGGTTATCTTGAAGGACAACTTACAGCAGATAGAATTGATGATATTACCGTTACTAATAAAGCATTTACCGAAATAGAGCAAAGTTTTAAATAGTTAAACTGCTGAGCCTAGGACATAAGTGAAATAATGATGCTATTTTGCAATTTCGAAGTAGCTGACTGAACTGAAAAGGTGCTTAAATCATGCTTTTTCATTTCAAGTCATCCTAGCGAGTGAGGCCCAAGCAAAGAGAATTTCATTAAGAAATTCTACAAGCAAAGCAAGTTGGGAGTGGGACGATGAATTTAAAAAAATTCTATCCTACTCCCAGTTTTATTTTTACGAAAAGGTGAATATATGACTAACTGGAAAATAAATAATCAATCACAAAGACATTTGATGATTCAAGAACATGCGAATGAAATATCTATTGTTGAACCTTATCATAATGGATCTTTCAAAATATTAGCTGAAATTAACTTAAATCAAACATCAAACGAGGCACAACTTAACGATGAAAACTTATATGTTTCAGTAAGTAAAGAGCATAAAGAGATTAACATTTTCGATAAGGAGAAATAGCTTGATTAATTATACGTTTACACAACTGTTTTTAAATAGTAATTAGATGTTAATTACAAGGTAATATGTATTATATTATATGTGTAGTACAATACAATTAATGATGTAAATTTAATGGAGGTAGCGTATGGAGAAACTGTTGTTCTATACAGGCACGGTATTACTAATTATTGCGATTATATTAATCTTGTTCGCTATTGTGGCAGTATTTAAAAATAAGAATTACTTTAAATATTTTGCGATGGCAATTACGATTATTCTACTAAGCATGCTTGCTTTAGGCATTCATAAAATGATTGAAAGTAATAATCCATCTGAAAATCAAGCAACTCAATCTAAAGATAAGCAATCTAAAGAGGATAAATCATCTAAAGATAAAAAGAAAAAAGACAAAAAAGATGACGACAAAGATGATAATAATGTTACTCAAGAAGAACAAAATCGTTCTGAAGAAACATCAACTAATGAAGAATTAAATACTCAAGAACAACAAAGCTCACAACAAGAGCAACCAACAACTGAAGAATCAACTAACGAAGCACCTTCTACTCAACAAGATACTACACAAGATAATACTGTAAACAATCAAAATAATACTTCTTCTAATACTAATCAAAATGCGAATCAAGTTGATGACACAAATCAAAACTATAATCAAAACAATAGAAATAGTAATGACAATGGAGATAATAGCGGTTCGAACGAAAATGTTTCTACAGAGAATAGTTCAAGTACTGAAAATCAGTCTAATGAAAATCAAACACAGACATATTCAGAAAATAGCTCCGCTGAACAATCTGACAATGGAGAAGCAACAACTGAGACTAATACAGATGAATCAAATAATAGTGCAAACTAATTAGTGTAATCAATATATAAACTAATTAATTCAATTACTTTACCGGGATAATCAACTTTTCGACTTATCCCGGTATTTTTTAATTTAAATTATCAAATATTATTAACTGTTGAATTTTTAGAAAAGTGTGACATACTTATAGTAATAATATTTATATCAATTAGATATTAAATATAATTAAATAAAGGGTGACACTTATGAAGAAAGTAGCTTTTGTACTACTCTCAAGTTTTTTACTATTAGGGGCATGTGGTAACAATGATGATTCAGTAGATAATGTTAAAAAAAGTTCTCACAAAAAAGACAACCCTAAGGCTCATAAAGATAAAGGCGAATCAGATCGTACAGATGGTAAAAAAATCAACGATAACTAATAGCAAAACAAGCATTTACATGTTTCTTTAATTGAAACGTAAATGCTTGTTTTTTCTGCAATATTACTAGTTCAAAACATAAAATTACTTTCACTTCTTATCCGATTCAAACAGCTTTATTGCATCTTTAAATAAATCTTTACTTCCTAGCCATGTAGAAAGAGATGACATCGTAAAACTAATCGCTTTCGTTAATAATTCCATATTTCAATAGCTCCTATACTAACGAGTTGTCTTAGTTCATCATGCTGACTTTTGTATGCTTACTATATATATACCACATTGAAATTGGATGTAACATCATTGAAGCGTGGTACAGAATTTGAAATCCTTTGTAACCCCAGCTTTCTTTGCTTGTGGAATTTCTTTTCGAAATTCTCTTTGCTGGGGCCCTGACTGTACTGAGAAAAGCTTAATTTAAGTGTCTTATCAATTCAATGAGCTACTGTAAATTTGCCAAATAGCATTATCATATTATTTATGTTCAAGAATCTTTAAAAAGCGTTAGAACCTTTCGTTCTAACGCTTCGTCTACATTTATTGAAATTTACATTTCAATTCCGATAATCAATGTACTTGTTTGAAAGTCCACGCACGACCGTTAACTAAAAAAAGAACAAGTCCTACTTGCTCTCTTTCCTAAGTTATTTAAAACTTATTCTTAGCTATGCAATGTATTTCGGTTTATAACGTCCACGCATTGTCATTGACATTTATATTATAATATTTTTATTAAATATATCAAAGCTAATAAATGTAATATAATTTAGTTGTACTCATCCAATATATTTTGGATATGACTATGTTGCTTATCAAAAACGCTTAGTCCATGATTTAAATAGCTTGTTGTTCTGAAATTTCACATTATACATCGTGTATCTATTAATAGAATTTACGATATCATTTACAATCTTTGTATTAACATGCGATCTTAATAATTCGTCTATCTCTATTTTACATTCATTATAAATTGTAGTGATATCAATCACATTTTGTACGTCTAATAGTTTTGTTATTTTCACTCTGCATTCAGCAATTAACATCTTATCTGCCTTTTCTTTGGCCATAATTTTTCTTTTTTGACTATTACGTGCTTCAGCCTCTTTTAATAATTGCTGTCGTTTTAACTCTCGCTCTTTTCTCAATGCTTCTTGTTCTTTTTCTCTTTGAATGCGTCTTTTTCGTTCTAGTTCTTCTATATACGCAAGATATTTCTTTCTATGAAAATAATCAATCAAAGCAAAGACTTTCTGTTCGATGTTAGTGGGCAAAGCCATACTATACTTTTTAAAATCATTAATTAATTCAATATTCTTTCTCGTAATAGGCTTTGATGAATTCGAATTAAAATCTTTCACATCTAACTCAGAGATCGTAGTCCACTCTTTATACATGTTTATAACTTTAAAATGATGCTCTGAATCATTCATTAATTTCTCATGATTTAAGAGTATATCATCCAACCAATCATCTAACAGAAATATACTCTTTCTAACCTGATATGCAATACGATTTGGAATGCCACTATGTTCTTTAAAATGTTCAATCCCAAGTTTCATAATTGTGTCTTTTGACTTTGATCGAAGTATATATTGATACTTTAATTCTTTTCCGCATTCACAATATAACGGCGTATCATTACAACACGTTCGGTAATTTTCATTTACTTTAAAGTCGATAAGTTCCCACTCTTCTGAATAGCGATACATATCATTGATTAATATATTCTTTTTTCTGTATTTATAATACTTAAACAGTATTTCTCTTTGGTTCTCAGTTAATTGACTGATTAAAGCATGTCTATGTTTCTCGTTATTCACATATCTCAAATAACCACCTCTTCTACTTAAAAGGTTAACTTTAGTTCATTACACATTAATGTGATGGTTTGATTTTCTATGTTTGCATATGTAAAAAAGAGATATGACTAATCACTCATTAATCATATCTCTTTATCAACACTATGATATTCAATTATAATGCCTAGTCTCATAGCAGACGGCTACTACTGTACATGATTTTGTTTTTTAAAGTCCACGCATGGTCGTTGACTTAATTATATTATAATATTTTTATATAATAAATACAACATTTATATGTATTAACCTAGAAACGTTTAAATACAAAACAAAAAACCTATAACCACAAGGGTTATAGGCTATATAGTGGAGACGGCGGGATAATTTTAATTTTAGAATAAGCATGAAAAAGGCTTAGATATAGCATTCATCGCACATTTTCATTAGAACAAAACAGAATAAAATAGAACTATTTTGACACATGCTTGACACTTTTGACACAAAAATAACCGGGAATTTATCCCGGTTTTGTTTTATTCGAAATAACCAATTTGTTCTGCAATTTCTGTTAAACTTTCTTTGCCTTTCAATACATCTTTAATATAGCTTTCTGCATCTTCTTTATTTACAAAGAATACGCTCTCGATATAAGTTTCTTCCTGTTGATCTTTTTCTAACCATTTATCATAAAATAACTTCATATCTTCTTTTTCTAATTTATCGTGATAAGGAACTTCGTAAGTTTTGCTTGTAGCAACCTCATATAATGCACAAACTTTATAATCAACTTCTGAAAGTGTGGCAAATTCTACGTTATACTTGTAATCTCCCTCAATATCGATAAAGTATTGACCTAAACTTTCCACTAATTCAACTTCGCCTAATACTACATCTTCAATCATTTTGCTATTCAATTCGTTCATTTTTTCTATCTCCTTTTGATAATTATATAGTAATTCAGCGTTTTTTAGTGATATATTGTCTAAATTACGTTTGCCACTTCTTAAATTACTAATAACACTTTCACCAATACCTGTTTTCTTTGCAATTCTATAACCTGTAACTTCGCTTTTTAATAATTCTTCGATTTGTTTTCTCATTGTAATAACCGCCTTTGTTTTAATTTATATACTTATAATAATTTAAGTATTATATATTGTCAATACTTTTACTTAAATTTATTTAAGCATTTTATAACAGGCACAAAAAAAGAGGGACAAGCGCCGTTATGCTTATCCCTACGAACTAATAGTGAAATGTCGTGTGAATGTATTATACTAGCATGTATAAACTTTAACAAGGTTATTGTAAATTAATATACTTCTACAATTCTTAAACGCTCGTACCATATCCAACCGTTATTATTTCTAGAATAAACACGACACCAACCGTCCTTAACTTCAAATACATAGAATTGGTTATAACCTGCTCTATATACGTCGTTTGTCGTATACCATTCCTTACCTTTAAATTTAACTAAAGTGGCTCCGTAATGGTCAACTCTTGCTCTAAATTTAGCTTTAGAAGATTTCTTCATCGTTTTAGGTGGAATGCTACCAACTTTTAATCCAGTAGTGCTATCTAGTTTATTTTTCTGATTAACTATTTGTTTATTCGGTTTATTCGCTAATTTACTTCCACCTGAAGTTTTATAAATATCTTTAACGATAAGACGTTCATACCATACAAAACCGTTATTGCTAGCACTGTATACTCTAGCCCAACCATCACGAATTTCATAAACATAAAATACCTCACCCGGTTTGTATGTTTCGTTTGTAACAACCATGACATTGTTATGATTTGGTCTACAAATACTTACGCCAGCATTATCTGCAACAGCTTTGAAGTATGGTTGGTTACTCCATGTAAGTTTTTTAGGAGGCGTTGCATTTATAGTCAATGATCCATTTGATTTACGTGTCGCTGTTTTAACTTCTTTAATATCTGTTAAATCTACGCTATCATCAGCAAAGTCTGGAACAATGAAGTGGGTTAATCCTGTATAATCATCTTCACGCAATTTAGCTGGTGTATTGGCATTTCCATCATAGTTTTGCTCTAAGATTGTGAATGTATTTGTACCACCTGAATTATCCCAAACTAAGCCTGTATGCCCCCATTCTCTATAAATATCTTCAGTATACACTGCAATAGCACAAATAGGAGGAACATAATTCCTTGTATTTTTAACTACTTTCCAACCTTTAGGCATAGCATTTAAAGTATGCAATTCTTTGGCATTACCATAAAATCTTACGCCACCTGTCACATGATATATGAAGTCTACAACGACATCAGCACATTGAAAAGCATACATATTATCAAAATCTACAAACTGACCTTTCAGACTGTGCATGTATTCAATCGCTTGTTTATACTTAACCACACTTTTGGGCGAAGGTGTCGGCTTTTTGCTTGTTTTCGTTGATAATTTCTTACTTGGTGCAGGTTTAACGCCATTAATGTATTTAGCAATCTGTTTATCTAAATGCTTAACGTTTCGTGAATATCCACACGCTTCTAATAAGTTACCAGGATCAATTTTATCTGCTTGAATATCTTGGTGACCTGGCACTTCGGTTTTGTAATCAATATCCCAATAATTACATAAATAAGCTAAAATACGTGCCATATTATCTAATGACTTACGCGAACGTTCAATATTGCCTGGGAAGTAACTACCTTCTACACCAAACGCTACATCGTTAGCGTCTGCATTGTACCATTGATTATCGGTAGGCGTGTTATATAATACATGCCATGCTTTTTCTGTTACTGGAATACATACAATGCACTCTTTATCGTCAACAAATATATGAGCACTCGCAACTAACGACCAATCTATCATGTAAGTGTTTTTATAGTAATTTACGTTTGTCTGTGCAGTTGTGTGTGGGTTTCCAGTGTCGTGCGCTACCGCAAACAAAGGTTTTTTACTTGTTAAGGGTTGCCCGCTTCTACGTGTCCCAATCGGTAAAAAATCATACTTAACTGGGACGCCATTCCATTTTTCTGCCATTATCCACGACCTCCGCCAATTTTATTATTTTTATCTTTAGTTGAACCTGTACGTGGTCGAACTGTTTCCCAAATACCAGTAGCCATTAGTCCGCTTATTAAACCAGCAAGCAAACGACCACCAATCGATAATTCGGTAACAATTTCAGGGATAAACGCTGTAATGCCACCTAAAACGATACCAATACCGATAGCAATTAAAGGCACAATATTTTTTGATACGCCAGCTTGCTTAACTAATTGTGTTAATGCAATTGTTATAACTGAAATTACTGTTGCAAATGCAATAATACTTTCCATTTATTCCACTCCTTATTCAAAATAAAAAGCCGACCTAAAAAGGTCAGCTTTAACTTATTTATATGTGATTTTCATTTCTATATTTTTATATACTTTTTTGCCGTCAGACTCAGTGGTATCGAGTGTTAAACTTCCAACAAAATCTTTTACTTCACTCGTCCTGTTAAAAGAGGACAAACTGTCATATGTTGGCACTGTGTACCAAAAGAAGTAACCATCTTGTGTACTACTTGCGTTTTTCAATGTTTTTCCGTTCGCTTCTAGTTTTACAACTTGCTTACCACTTAAACTAATAGCGCTAGGGTTAAAGTTAATTAAAAATGATTGATCTTCCTTCCAAGATATTTTGGTCGGAGTTAAAGTCACTGAATACGTACCGTCTTTATTATCTGTCGGAGTAATTGGTTGGGTTGAACCAGTTGGTGCTGTCGAGCCACTAGTGTTTAAAGGTGTTTTGCTATAAGTCACTTTTAATTCTACTTGCTCGTAATCAATTCTACTCTCACTAGAAGATGCGATTGGCAGATTTTTAGTGAACTTTGTTATCTCTGACAACCTATTATAAGTGGTTCCATCGTCAAAATCTTTAACTTGATAATAAGCTGGTGTATTGACTGAAACACTATTAGGTATACCAATTTTTGCATCTTTATATTCAATGCTTGATATATACACTTCTTCAAAATCTTTGTCAAACGGGTCAAAATTAATTGCAAAACTTTGCCCTTTTATCCAAAAGATACGTTTTGGATAAAGATAAGTAGCAATTTTACCGTCCTTTAACACTTCATCTGGTTTGTCCGACTTAGGCGTTCTATAAGTCGGACTATCGACGTCTTCACTTGGTTTATAAGAAGGTTGTACTATATCTATACCGTCGTCTTTTGAATAAGAACCTGTTAGATTACTCTTTGCATCTACATATGTTATTTTAAACAACTGTGGTAAGTATTCATATCCACGTCCACTTGAATAGTCAACTTCTTTTAATGTCTTCATAAATTTTTCGACTTCCGAAGTTCTGTTGTATTGGGTGCCGTCGTTAAATTGGGTGTTTGTAACGTAATATGGTGAATTTACAGAAACACCATTAGAGTTTATTAGTGCACCACCGTTACTTTCTATTTTTAATACTTTCTTATTAGTTAAATCAATTTCTGATGTTTTGAAATTCATTATCATACTTTGATTTTTCTTCCAATAAATCTGATAAGGTATCGCATAAGTCACTTTAGCACCATTAGATAGTGTTTCTGTTTCTGGTCTATTTAAATTGTATAAAATTTTAGGTTTAACAATCGCATATTCTTCGTAAAATGATTGAATGCTATAACTTATAAACTCGTGACCCTTAGCGTTAGGGTGTAGTCCGTCTTCTTTTCCGGGTTCATAAGCAAACATTTCTTTGTTAACGTTATAGTCCCATACTTTTAAATTAGAATTATGGTAAAGATCTAACACTGGGAGCGAAAAACTCGACGCTATTTTTTTAATAACTTCGACTAATTCACCTAAAGTATACCCCGCTTTATTTGCCACTTCATTGTTAGGGTTACATTCAATTCTAGGCAAAGGTGTTAGTACAACTATTGGTGTGTATGGATAACGTTCAGTTAATTGTTTATACAGATAATAAATATTACTTGCAACTGTTCCATTTTGTATATTATCCGCATCCCCTAATTCTCTCAACTTATTACCTACAAGTCCCCAGTCATTAGTGCCTAAAAAAACAGATATAAAATCCGGTTGCTTAGCTATTTCATATGCAACATTACGTCTATCTTGATATCCGGTTCCACTTATCCCCATATTAACAACGTTTAATCCTGTACGTTCTGCGATAAATTTATGATAGTTTTTTGTTGTTCTAAAGTTAACCTCTGTAATACTGTCACCTATAAAAACGCCTGTTAGCCCTTTGAGAGAAGAACCTGTTTCACCAACCACATTTCCTTTTTTAAGTATGTCGTTAATCATAGTTTGCAATTTGTTCGTTTCTACTTCTTTTGCTACTGCGTTTTCGATACCACTATCAAAAATTTCAAAATAAAAATTTGCAACGTGTATAGATTTAGTATTACTTTCCAAAAATAATTTGCAATTCACTTTACCAACATGTTTTGTAACATTTTCTGGTACATTATATTGAAGTAGGCCCTTTTCTGGCATCAAAACGTCAATAGGCTGATTTAATAGAATAGAACCGTCTTGCATTAATAAATCTAGCCTAGGTGTCATGTCAATTGCATTTAGATCAATACGTTCGCCATATTGATTAATACCTATTCTAATAAAAGCAGTGTTTTCATCTTTTGTATATAAATGGTAACCAATATCTCCAATGTTTATATTTTTAGGAGAGATACTCGTTTCAATATCTGTCATTTTAAATAACATGCATACACCTCTTTTAAAATTAAAAGGTTACCCACTGTCAGTGAATAACCTTACTTATATTTATCCTGTATAAAATAAAGTCCTTTTAACCCTATTTTTTTGTAATAACTGTATATTGTGCTTGCTTGATGTTCACACCAACGAATGTCTGTTGCATATTGATGTGTAGCAGGGTTTTTAGGGTTCCAACGCATACGGTATAATGTGTTTTGCCCTTTGTTGATGTAATCCTGTCTAACAAATTTAGCACCACCGATAATTGCTTTTGCCGGTGTTGTCCATCCGCGATTTTTAGCAAAAGCTATCGCATTGTTAGGGTTGTTATCATACGCGCCTATACCAAAGTAGTTATACATTCCATAACGCCCACTAGCAAAGTTACTTGTACCGTTACCACTTTCCAGCAACGCATGCGCAATCAAATATATCTCATTAATGTTATATTTTTTACAACCGTCTGCAAACGCCTTGCCTTGACCTGATAACGTTCCACGTCCTTTTAAGATAACGTTCAATTTAGATACGCTAATGCCTTGATACTTACCTAGATTAAGCATCTGGTATCGTTGTGATGAGCTATTCCATATAGATGTAGGGTTCATTGCTGCACTAACAGCTGAACGACTAGGAAAGTACCAACTATAACCATTACTTTTTTGTGGGTACCCTCTACTCATTTGTAAGTTAAGTGCTTGAGTAAATGTAAAGCCACTCTTTTCTACTGTAACCTTAGCCTTAGTTTGTTTTGGTGACGTAGTTTTTTTAGATTTAGAAGTGGACGGCGTTGTAACTGTCGGTTTAGTTGTTTTAGCCTCTTTGTCAGATTTAATTTTGATTATTTTTGTGCTTGTAGTTGTTACTATTTTTTCTTTTAGTAAGTTGTCTTTTTTGAGGTACATCTCAATAATCTTACTTTCAACTTCTTTGTACTTACTTTCATCAGGAATGCCGTTTTTTATCATGTCGTAATTGATTAAATCTTTCATTGAACGCCAAATATTAGGGTCTGCTTTAATTGTGCTTTCTGATAATTTGATTTTTGACCAACTCATCAACCATACACCGTATATCAACGCTTGTAGTTGGTTTAGCATGAATTGGCGTTTACTTTCTGTTTGTGCGCCACAAACTTCTATCACTAACCAACCTGGATGTGAGGGTGCCTCTGTGTCAGGTGGTCTGGGCGTCCATATTTGTTCACGATCAATATAAACATGTGGATATTCATCTTTGCTGACAAACCTATTACGTTGTAGATACAATTCTTCGACATCACGCAAATGAGGACATTCTTTGATGTATATACCTTTAGGCTTAGTCATCAAATTGCCGTCATCTACGATTAAATGGTCGTTGTATTCTAAATCTTTATCTAGAGAGTATAGAAAGTCAGTATATTGAACTTTTTTAACTTTTTTTGTTGTTGGCTTTGTTTGTTCAGTGGTATTCTTGTCCGGTGTAGGCGATGTACTAGGCACTACAACAGGTTTAGTTGGTTTTTCATCTGGTTTTGGTTTAGGTTTGGGTTTAGGTTTTGTTTCAGCTTGATATGCAGGTCTAACAAAACCACTAATACCGTAATAACTATGTTTTTCTAATGAACCAGGAGAACCTGTATAACCGTTGGCATTTCGCCAATTTTGGTCAACGCTAGTAAAATAATTACGGTTACTTGGTCCTACAACCACAGCTGTGTGTCCTACACCGTTATTAAATGAACCTGTCCCCCATACAGCCATATCGCCTGGTTTGGGTACAAAACTAGCTGTATTTCTATAAAATTTAAACCCTCTAGGATAGCGATACCACGCCATAGCAATAGCGTTACCTGTTGTAAAAAAATTCCAATATCTTTTGAAAATGAAGTTAGGCAAGTCCCAACATTGCGCGCCATAATATCCATCGACATCTAATCTTTTACCTATCCTACTTCTCGCCCATGATGCAACTTCTGATGCGGTAGGTTTCCGTTTTCTAGGGTCTGGTAATCCCATTTATCCACCTCCAAAATAAAAAGCCGACTAATTAAAGTCGACTTAAAAAAATACTTGTGCAAACGCAAAGGCAGCACCCACTAAAGTACCGACCAAACCTATGAGCGCTACAATGATTTGAACACTACCCTTTTGTTTTGTTTCTATTGTTCCTTGAATGGTTTCTATTTTTTCGTCATGAGACATGACTTTGTACTTAATATCAGTCATTTCATTACCTACGTTGGTCATAACTTTTGTTAAATCTTTGATATTGTAATTAGTCTCTTTTTGAGCTTCGTAGGTTTGCCGTTGTAAAGTGGTTTGCGTCTCAATTTTCGTTTTTAACTCGCCTATTTCTTTGATGTTCTTTTTATCATTTTCGTTAATCTTTTCATAAATATCGCCATTTGATTTGACCCACTCATGACGTAGTACATAATTATTTTCGTCTGGCATATAAGTCAGCACCTCCAACAAAGGACGCAACAAAACCTGTTGCTGACATTAGCCCCATATGTGCAGTAGTTAACCAGTTGATTGAGTGATAAATACTTGCACTGGTCATCAAAAAATAAAGAATAGCTGACAAAAATCCACCCAATGTAATAAGTTTGCTAAATTTAGTGTTTTGATCACTTGATGCAAGGAATATTGATGAAATCATTACGATTAAACCTGCAAACATCACAACAATTCCCCAACCCCAAATAGGCATAATATGATGTAACGCTAGATAAAAAGAACTATCATCTAAAACGTCATCTTGTTCTTTGAACCAAAAGAAGCCTCTTAAAAACTCTCTAAAACCATAACTAAAAACCATTATTGCTGCTATGGTTTCGGCCAGTGTCAAATCTTTCATATTGTTTTTCATATAACACCTACTTTTTCTATAATAAAAACCACCAGCTATTCAGCTAGTGGTTCGTAATCTTGACCTGTAATTTCTTTATATTCATCTACTGTTATCCATTTGACTGTAACAGATTGCTTAACTTTTTCTAACGGGAATAACCCCATTTTATAGTATCGTTCAACTATTCTGTACATCATCAACACTTCCTTTTTCAACCAATAATTCTAATACGGTAGCCATATCTTTTTTGACGTTTTCGATTTCTAATTGTGTGTTTAGTAATTGCTCCGACAGATTAGCGATAAGAACATCTTTATCGTCAATCGGCTCAGGTGGCAATTCTTTTTCAAAAACCTCTTTTGACTGGCCTATCCATTTTTGACCGTCAAAGTAAATTGGCGTATACATGCCGTCGTCCGGTTTATTTTCTGTCCATTCCTCAGAAGGATACTCATATTCGCCCTCTTCATTCGTCGTTACAATGACCGGTTGCCCATTTTTCCATAAATAAACTATTTTCAAAATATCACTCCTAATTTATCCAACTCACTTGAGTATAGATGTAATCTTTTTCTGACCAATCTCCGGTAACCGATGATTTATAAAACAAGACGTCACCAGTGGGGTTAATAACTAAAAAACAACCCGGTTTACCTGTTGGCGTTCTAACAGAGAATGATTGCGCGTTTTTTACCATATCTTGTGGCAATCTTGCAAATATTTGACCGCTAAAAAGGTTGCTAGCGTTGATACGTAAATGGTTCGTTGTCACACCGTTTTGAGTCACTATCCGGTACGAGCAAGGATAACCATTTCTATCTGTATATTCAGTGTTAGCATACGCGCCATTAACTAAAGGTAAGTTTATCCAACCTGTATCTTTAAAATCGTTTATCGATTGCCACGGTAACCAGTCTCCTGATTTTGTGCGGATGTGTACCTCATTTGAAGTGTATGGAGTGTATATAAATTTCATATAATTTGCATTAGCGTAAATTACGATAAGCATACCATTTAGAGTTACTGGACCATTAACAGGTTTATACAAGTAATAAAAACCAGATTTAGTAATTTGCGTAGGATTATCAAAATCTAAATCGTAAACAGGTATTGTTGCACCATTTCCTTGTGTCAATGCAGTCTTTTGCCAATCGTAACTACCCATAAGGTTATCTACATCGCTTTTAGTTAAAGCACCGTTCGTTTGAAAGTCGTTCACTTTTTTATCAATCAGGTTATTAGCATCTGTTACCTTTGCATCAAAAGTTTGTGTGTTTTGATCAACTGAATTTTGAAACGCAGTTTTAGCGATTTCAAAACCACTTTGCACATCATTCTTTTTACTATCAATTTGCGCTAAAGATAACGTTGTTTGCTCTTCTATGTTATTTAAAGCATCAGTTTTATTTGTATTGATTGAATTGATGCTATCATCTTTTGCTTTTTGAATAGCTTGTGTTGCGCTTGTAGATAGTTGTTTGATTGTATCTATCAAACTTTGAGTGCTGCCAATATCTTTTTTGAGTTGTTCTACTTTCTTTTCTAATTCGTCACGCAAATCATCAAACATGCGAATGTAACTCACTTTGACATCGCTACTGATTTGATTAACTAAACTATCTTTCACTTCAAATTGGAAAGTACCTAAAACAACTGTATCGTCTTTATCTTCATTTTTATAATCGTTGAGCGATAGATAAACCTCTCCTAACACCGTTGAATTTGTAACACTTTTTAAAAACCAAGGTGGCACTGTTACACCAATTAAACCTGTCATAGGGTCGATGAATTCAACATCTAAAACGCCAGACGTGGAAGGTCTATCGCCATTTTTTACAGTAATCTGTTTGAAAAAGGCGTACCCTTTAACATTGTTTGTACTGATTAGCAATGGAAGATTATCTTTTGTTACCCTAAATTGGAACTGTGCTGTATTTTTATCTAAATTATAAAAACCGATACCCCTATCCGATATCGGTTTTAAATACGCTTCTTCTTCTAAATCAATTTTAGCCACTTTTTCTAATTCCATTATTTAACACCCCACAATACTAATGCAATCGCAAAACCGCGTTCTTCGTTATACGGCGTTGTAATGGCCATTACACGCCCTTTACCGTTCACATTATCTTTATATCCAATTCCGGCTTTACCATTGATTAAATCGCCTGCTATGACGTCTTTTTCGACGTTTGTATATATTTGACCAATTAACCCTACTGTATTCCATTCCGGACGTTCAGAACGTGATACGTAAGGTAAATCTTCATTATAGTTAGGGTTCTCGATTGGTTCATCTCGCCATTCAAACACTGGGTTACCGTCTACATCTTCAAACTCTCTTTGAACACGCTTAGTCAACGTCATACCGTACTCATTTTGTAAATATCTATCTTTATGATGATATGTTTTATCATTAGCCACGAGTGCTGCAGTACCCGATATAACACCAATCGGTTCATCGTTCGGTTGCGCTTTTCTGATTTTATCACCGTCTAAAGTAACAATGGTACCTAACTCAATAGGTTTACCACTTTGACTTTCAAACAACTCTGCGATATCGGCGTTATTTTGCGTTAATTTACCAGCTAAGTTAAGGTTACCATGTAACGTGTTAAGATCTACTTTAATGTTTGCGGTAGAAGGTTTACCTGTACTAGAGTAACCTGCAACCACTCTGTAACTGCCAGGCGATTTTACATTTCTACTATTGAATACCGTTTGCGTATGGCTCTCTTTAGATGTTTCTGATGATAACGAATTAATAACTCCACTTCGTGACCCATAAGCTTTAGAACTCATTCCAGAACCTAAAACGAATGAACGTGGGCTATACGCTCTACTATTACCAGTTGTTGCTAAAACTACACTTCGAGGATCTACCGCAGCAGAACCTGTTGAACCTGCACTTAAGCCACCTTTTAATACGGTAGGTACTGTTTTATACTTTTCGTTTGCGATAACTGCGGCGTTTGTATAACTATCTGCAGTAACACCACTTATCATAGTTGTATTGTTGTATGTTTCAATACCATTTCCTGTGCCACGACCTTTTAAATTACCGTTGATAATTTTCAAATCGTAAATTCCACCACCACTCGCAATACCAACTTTAGGTGATGAATTGTAGATGTTAACATTACTTAAAATAAAACGCTCGCCTCGATTATCTCCACCGAAGAATTTAATATCTTGACCGGCAGTTGTAAAACCAGTAACTGTAATATTGTTAAGAATTACGTTTTCAGACATAAACTGAACCGCGATAGCAGGTAAATTACTGTCAGTTTTACCGTTTGCTAATTTACTAAAATCACTATCGCCGATAGCGGTAAAATTATTAACCGAAACGTTTTTGTAAGCACTAATTAACAATGCTCTAGGCGTTGTACCTGGATATACGCCGTTGTATTTAGGTCGTAGAGCCACGCAGTTGTTTAATGATACATCATAGGCTGTTTTAGATTTAGCGTCCGTTTTTGCTCTGTGGTGGCCAATATGTCTAATGTTATAAGCTCTTGTATCCTCAATTGATAAATGATTATTTACAAACACGCATCTTGATGCACTTGCAGGTGCATGGGCTTTGATTTCAACACCACCGAAATTACCTTCTGTTCTATTATCTGATAAGAACACAAATTGTGAACCGTCATCAATTTCAATACCGTTGTTATTCCCACCAGTAATTGTTGGATGATGAGCATAACAATTAGTAATCGTGATATAACGTGAATGATGGGTAGTGATAGAGTCATCACCACAAGCGTATGTTTCACAATTATCAATATGAATATGTTTACTTTCTAATGCGTATGGAACTCTATTTCCATCACCTTCATAGTAGTAATCATCATTTGCATAAGTTACGTCAATACAATGTAATAAAGCGCTATGCGATTTAACGTTGTAAATGTAACCATTAGTTACACCAGCAAATCGAATATTGCTTGAACGTGAACCACCAGTAGGTTTGAGTTTTTTATCTTGTCTAAACTTATTACCGTCAAATGTAAAGTTCTCTAAACTAATATTTTTAGCATTACCACTCATTTTTAAGTTAGTGATACCAATGTTCTCAGCTGGTGTACTATCCATAAATTTAATAGTGGTGATGTCTTTACCTTGTCCGACTAATCTTGAGTTGTTAGGCATTTTGATACCAGTTGTTAAATAAGTACCTGCACTCATCGTTACAAGTACGTTACCAGTGCCTAACGCGTCTTGAAAAGCTTTTGTACTGTCTTTTTGACCAGTTGGGTCACCACCGAAGTCATCTACATTTACAATACGTTGTATCTTTTTGAGCAATTCGGCACGTAACTTTTCTCTTTCGTTATTCTCACGTAAAAAATCGTGATATAAACGATTGGATAGGTCATCAAAGTTTTGTGCGTCCATCGATGTTCTACTCGCTCTCAACTCTTGAACTCCATCACCGTTATGTCCAAGCACTAAATTTGTAATTTGCTCGTCTTGATAACGTTCATGGTCCTGTAAGCTAACATCTTGTCCACTTTTTATTGTGTGCTTAATTTGTGATGATTTGTGAGCGTTCTTTTGATTTGTAACATGGTTTTGGTACTCGTTATCTTTTTTATCAGCCCATGATTTTATTGTTTCAAAGTTTTGTTCGACTTGAGATATAAAATCTGAACCAAATAACGAATGTAGTTTTGTTTTCAATTCGGATAACATACACAACCTCCTTATTCATCATAAAATTGATAGTAATCTTTAATTAATTCGTACATAATCACTTCGTGCCCTTTATCATTAAAATGAAGGCCGTCAGGCATGCTAGATTTTCTAAAAGCTGGACTGTACGGTTTAAAAGCTTCATATCGGTAAGCATCGAATACAGGTATATCTAAGTCGTTACAAATATCCACTTGTAAGTTAACGTAATCAATCAAAGTTTTACCTTTATCATTCTTATCAGTATCTTTACGTTTAACTTTAGAACCTTCCATATAACACTGTCTTGCAGGTGTCATTACCAATAATTTCGCTTTAGGGTTATTCTTTTTGATAATTTCAACTGCACTATAAAAGGCACCGTAAAACGTTTTAGTATCCGTTTTATCAGTGCCTATATCTATGTTTTTGACCCAATCATCATCAGTACCTTGTATGATAATTAAATCTCCTTTGATTTTAGTAGCTTGTTGGTAAATATCACTCATGGTAGCGCTACTTTCAGCAAGATTAGTATATTTTGCTTTAATCTTTTTAGCTAATTGTTGAGTAAAGTTGCTTTTAGCTAACGACCCTTTAGCAATACTATCGCCAATTGTACCTATGGTTTTAACCTTCTTGATACTAGATTTGCTTGAGAAATCATGTACAATTGTTCCGTTTGAAGTAGTTACGCTTTTGGCATTTGCTTTATCGAGTTTCGCTTGTAAATCATCTGTTTTACCCAATAAATCTTGTGTAGTTTTTGTATTGGCGTTTGTCTGAGATTGCATTTCTTGTTGTGTTTTAGCAGGGTTATTTGTTTTTAGGTTAGTAACATATTTAGCAGCTTTACCAACCGCTTTTACATATCTATCTTGCAATCTAAATTCACCTAGTACCAAGTCCATTTTTATGATATTTCCATTTATGTCACGTTTGGTTGTGATTTCGATAATTCTTAAATCGACATTTAAGCCCATTAAATCATCAATCACTTTAACAACATCGCCAACCCTAGGTATAGCATTTTTAAAATACTTTTTTAATAAAACGAAATCGAGTGTTACAGATGTTTTGATACTATCATTAATAACCTTTTCCATACTCTTTTTTAAAGTATCTTCTTTTGTAATCCTACCGTCTTGAACGGGTGGCGCATGTCTTTTGCCGATAACATCAGCTAACGGTGATGTATATTCAAATTGCAAACTCGCCTCATTGTAAGTTTGTTGATCTGTATAACCACCAAAACCTTTTATAAACGTAAAACATTTAGTAGCATCTTCTTGTATTTTGATATTATTAGCGTTTACACCTGCTTTTATCCAATACTCTGGTTTGTATTCGATGTAATCGTATAAATGGAACGTTTTAGTTTTTGCGTCATATTCATATTCTAGTGAATATCGTTCCAAACCTTTTTTAAATAAATCAAGATTTGTATCGCAATTACCAAGATTTTCAAATTTCGAAGATGATACTTTAGCATGTAAGTTATATTTGTATCCTGTACCTTTAAAAACTAAATCGAAATATGCTTTGCCAGTAAAACTACCGTTATAAATTTCGTAAATACGATTATTGTTTAGGTCGTCAATTTCTACTGGTCTAGCTTTTATCGTTAATCTGCTTTTTTGACCTCGAGTTTCTTTATCTAGCATTACAATGCGATACTCGTTTTCATCTTCAGGACCAGCAACGCCTGTTATCGTCCACATTTTTGTAATCGCACCAATAGCATCAAACGTACCCTTATTTTCGTCAATTACAATTGTTAACGTACTATCTGTGTCCGATAATTTAATGTTCAGTTCGGTTTCGACTGGTAGATTTTGACCGTAACCTTGTAATGTTTTTAGTAATACCGTCATATCGTCACCCCTACATGTAATATTCTTTGTGTTTGAACACGACTTTTTGCATCAATTTGGTACTTCTAAACGTGTTCCAACCAGGTATTAAAGTAGGGTTGCGTCGGCTCACATTATAGGCATCAATGTTTAAACCGTTTCTAAAAGTGTGAATACCGTCAAATTTGATAGTATCGCCCGCTTTCAACTCTAAGCCTTTGATATTAATAACATCACCACTTTCAACCATATAAAAAGTAGTGCCGTTTTTATCATTTTTAGATACGTTTTCCGCTAAAGTCACTTCAACTGAGCTATCTTGATTAATTCGATTGATTTCAACCGTACCTGCATAATAAACATTACATATTTTTGTATCGTGGAAAGTATAATTACGTTTATTATCATTTACATTAAACGGTAAGTTATCCGATACCGCCCATTTTTCAACACTTCTACTTTCACTTTCTAAATCAGTACTATATGCGATGCTTTCAAAATAAGGTAGCTCAATGGTTTCAAATTCAAGTTCAAACTCACCAGCCGTTTGCGTAGTATCGATTGAAATCGCATTAACTAGACCAACAAAAATTTGTCTACCGTCTACATAATCAAGTTCAAACTCTTGAGGTTTCGTGTTGAATATATCTTCATATTTAATAGATGTGTCCGGTGTAGATAATTCACGCAAATAATAATGACCACGTAATAATGCTTGTAAATTTGACTTAAGATGTGTCACTTGAGCCATTTTGTCTACTTGATATCGCAATCTGAGACTAACTGTTTTCTTTTCTTCATAGACAGAGTTAAAAAATCTACCTTGCGCGCCATTAACTGTACTGTATTCACGATCATATCCTGAACCTTTAACGTCATAGGATACTACTTCTAAAACTGAGCCAGTAAAAGTGTTATTACTGACTTTATACTTTTTATTATCTTTAATTATTTCTATGTCGTGAGCAATCAATAATAACACTCCTTTACAAGCCCATACTACTGTTTTTGCCGTTTTGTTCTTCAATGTAAGATTTAATGTACTCTACATCACCCTCATTACGCACAGTTATATTAACGATTGGGCGATTGTTCTCTTGCATACTATGTCTAACATCTTTAGTCATGTGAGCGTCCACACTGCCATTTAACGAACCACCTAAACCGTCTGTTAAGTCTGTAGATAATTCTGGTTTGAATGCGTCAGTCAAATTACTAGCAACACTACGAACTGCATTTACTGCTTTGTGTTGGTCTGCTAAGATACCCATTCCCAAGCCTTGAGATACATATTGACCTATGCCTCTGAATACACGAGAAGGAGAGTGTATACCTAATGCACTTTTTGCTGCATTAACTGCACTTTGTGCTACATTCTTGGCTGCATTGACTACCCATTTCATTCCATTCATAATACCTTGTACTAAACCACGCATTAAATCTAAACCGGCAGACACGAATTGACCAATAAAGTTTCTAACAGTGTTAACCGCTCTACTCATTCCTGATTGTACTTGACTAACCACATTGACAAAACCACTGATAACGCCACTTACAAATCGAGCCATAGCACCAATAATCGCAGATACCCATTGCGCACCAACAGATATTACTCTTGATAAAGCTTGAGCCATATATGATGCAACACTTGATACAACTCTAATAAAACCGCTTATTACAGATGATACAAATCTGGCTAAAGTGCTTATGATAGAACTTACCCATTGCGCACCAGTTGATACAACATAGTTATACGCTTGTACCATTTTGTTCCAAACGGACTGTGCCATTTGGCCAAACCATTGCGTTACACTATTCCAAATTTGAGTGACATATTGAACGATTGCCGACCAAATTTGAGACCAACTTGTGATATTCGTACCGAGTATAGAATTTAGCGTGTTGAATATAAATTCGGAAATCTGAGTGAAAATTGATACGATTGTATTCCAAATTGTCGTCCAAACATTCTGTACAGTAGTTTGCAATGTCTGCCAAGCACCAGAAAAGTCGCCGGTAATAAATTGGATAAACGCAGTGAATAAGCCGACAATCAATTGTACTGCCGCTGAAATAATACCGCCGATTGCAGTGAATATCACTGAAATTGCAAGCCATAATGATTGAAAGGCTCCTATTACTAATTGGATAGCACCCATTACTAAGCCGCCTAGAACGTTCATGAACATTTGACCTAGTTGTTGTAAAATTGGCATAATCGGTTGTAATGTTTGTTGGATAGATGCCCACAATTGAGCAAACCAGTTAATGATAGAATTTACTGCGCCACTAATTGCAGAAACAATACCGTTCCAAGCGTTGATAATCATATTTCTAAAGTCTTCATTCGTTTTCCACAAGTATACGATAACACCGACTAAAGCTAATATAACGCCAATGACTATGCCAACTGGTCCAGTTAAAGCACTAAATGCAGTGCCTAATAATGGTAATAATCTGCCTATATTAGCTATTGGACTAACTAATAAGCTAAATGCACCACGTAAGATGTTTAAAATACCTTGAAGTATTCTTCCAGCACCTAGAAATCTTCCTATGTGTCCAACCGCTTGTATCAACGCAGCAACGAAACCACTGCTTATAAACGTACTAACCGCAATAATTGGTGCTAGTAATGCCCACATAATGCCGGCTAGTATCATACCAATACCAACCATCTTAGCAACAGCCGGATGTGTTTCGAATAATTTTGCGATAAAGCCAGTAAACGCAGTTACCACACGTAAAATCACACTTGCAATAGGTGCCATAGCAGTGCCAAATGCAACTAATGCACGTACAATGTTGCCAATTAATTGCATAATCACCGGTCCGTTTTGTTGTACGTATTCAACGAATTGTTTAAAGCCTTCCGATTTACCAACTTGTTCAGACCATTCTCTGAATTTGCCGGTCATTTTAACTAACCAATCGAAGATGACTGCACTATTTTGCGCAAATGCGACCATTAAATTACCGATACCGGCAAACACATTACCAAATATTTGCCCTATTTTAGGTAAATTGGTTTTTGTATACTCGATAAATGCTTTGATAGCGTTTTGACCTGCAACACTGTTAGCCCAGTTTTGGAATTTTTTGCCTAAACTGTCTAAGCCTTTAGCAGTCCATAAAAATAATGATCCTAACTGTGTAAATACATTGACCAAACCGTCACCAAAACGTCCAGCAGCACTTAATAGAGTATTGAATGTTTTAACGCCTGTTGTGTTCATCATATTGAAGAACTTACTAGCCGTTTGACTGTTCTCAGCCCATTTAAGCACACTAGCACTCGCTTGTTCCATGCCCTTAGATACGCCTGCAAGGAATGGTTTCATGCGACTCAAAGCGACGTTTACTGTGTTTAAACCGTTAGCTAAAGTATTAAATATCTGCGCTTGATTTTGTTTGATGATACTTTCCCATGTTGATTTAACTTGATCTAAAGACGCTTGATATCGTCTAGTTTCTGCGGTAGCTTGCAGTGTGCCGTCTTTAAGCATTTTCAAAGCACTAATTGCCATACCGCCAAACGCAAAGGCGCCCGCACCTGCGATACTAAACGCACCAGCCAAACCTAATATACCGCCTGCTAATACGCCAACTGCATTTAATACAGCCATTAACGCTGGTACTAAACCAGCAATAACAGGTATTAAGCCTTGAATACTAGCTATCATTAGTCCTCTGACTTGTTGACTAAAGACAGTGCCAAACGTTCTTATTTTGGTAGCTAAAGCGTCCATTTTATTGCCATATTCATCTAAAGACTTACCTAACGCTTTAGTTAATACTTGCGCTCTTGTCATGCCCCGTGTATCAAAGTTAACGTGTACCGTTTTATCATGTAATGATGCCAACATTACTTTAGCGCTTATTACTGCACGCTTTAAATTGTCATTATCACCTTTGATATCGACTTGCTTATCGCGTAATCTTTGCAATTCTGCTTTGGCAAAAGATATCGCACGTTTAATAGGGTTGGTGTCTCCATCGATTTCCACCTTATGCTCTCGCCAACGTTGCGCCATTGCTTTGGCTCTTTGAAGATTACGCTGGAATTTACTGATATTGGCTTTCACATCAGTTTCAATCTCATCTGGAATAGATGTTTTAGCTAAACTTTGCGCTTTTCTAACGTTGTTCTGAAAATCACGTATATTAGCCATGATGCGAACCATAAAGTTTTTATCCACTTATTCACTCTCCTTTCTGTTTTTGTTGTTCTAGCCAACGTTTAGTACCTGATTTGAATAATTCACGTCTACGTTTTTCATGTTCAAGTTCTGCACGTTTAATACGTTCATAACTACCAGGGTTGCGTATTTCAAATCGTTGACGTTCAATATCTCTAGTCATTCGTTTTAATGATTTACCAGCTTGTACAAGGCCGTTAGCTTGAGCAACTTGTATCATTAACTCCTTCTGATCTAAATACTTATCTTGACCACCTATTATCCAATCTTTCCATTCGTTAGGTGTCATCATCATCAATTCGTTTTCAGGCAAATAACCTATAAACCTACTCGTTAATTGTCTTATTTCTGAATAGTTGAGTAAGGTTCCACGTTCATGATTTCTTTGTAGTTCTCTTTCATGAACTCGATACCAGCTTTCGTTGTTTCTTTGTCCTCGCCCTTCGCCATTTGAGGTGCTTTGTTCATTTGCGTCCAGAACCCTCGAGATTTTTGCTTGAAAAAACCACTATTATTTAATACGTCTAAAGCGCCTTGTAATAATTCGAGTGTGTCTTCTTTTTCTTCAATGATTTCAATTAAAGCTGTTTCAATTTCATCTCTAGAAGGTGCATTTTTACCTAGATATGCAGTAGCGCACTCCCAAAAATTAGCAATTGCAACCGTGTCGCGTTCCAAAATACCGTTGTAAATCACATTAAAACCAGGTGTAGTAACCGTTTTGCCGTCCTTATCTTTCGTATCTTCTGCAAACTTCTTTGCTTTAATGTCAAACGCAAATAATGCTTTAGCTTCTACTTCATTATCATTGATTGTAAGCGTTGTAATTGGATTAAATTCAGTCAAAATGTATACCTCTTTTCAAATTTTATATAAAAAAAATAAGGGGACAGATGCCCCCTAAATGTAGAATTAAGCACCAGTGCCACTTGAAGCAGCTGCTTGCTGTTCTTCAAATGAACCAACTTTTTCAGCAAAACTTTCATATTCGACAGTAGGTGCGCCTGCTGCTTCAAACCATTCTGGTGGTAGATTAGCTTCAGTTCCTTCTGCTGAGTTCCATTTAACTTTTAACGTTAATTCAATTTTGTTATCTTCATCATCGAACGACATTTCGTAACTTTCCGGCACTGTGTAGGCAAATACACCATGATATTTACCGTCATCACGTTTGTTACGTTCATACAACCATACACGCAGTTGTTCGCCATTTTTAATTGCTTTTTTAACTTGTTCAATTCCTTTGTCACCAGGAATATTACCGATAGTGAGTTTAAACTCTTCAGAAACGGCATTTACACCATAATCTGTTTTACCGCCACGAATGATTTCAGCCAAGTCATTCTCAATTGTGTGGCCACCTTCTTGTAAGTCAGCTAATAGCAAAGCATCAGTTGGATCTAATTTATCTTTAGCTGGTCTAACTACTGCTAAGTAATTCTTTTGAGCCATGCTTACACTTCCTCTCTCTTAGTTTTATGTCTGAAATTAAATAAAAGTCGAATTGTGCCGTGCTTAGTAAACCTATCTATATCAGGAAATACTGATTGGCTATCAATTCGACTGTATCTAAATTCGTAATTATCTATTTCAATTGGTTTGTTCAACACATAACCAATCGCGCTAATTAATAGCTTGGCCTCGTACTGCGTTGGATATTGCGAATATACATGAAAGACGATACCTACCGTCTCACGCATATTTGCACTACTTTCGTTATTAGTGACGTTGCTCTCACCCACAACAATATATGGGTATCGCACATCATCTTGAACGACATCAAAAACCCTATCACCGACTAATTTGTTAATGATAGGGTCTGTTTTTAATGTTTCGTATAATCTACTTGTAAGTTCAGGTTCAACCGATACCCACATATTTTTAACCGCCTTTTATGAAAAATACTTATTGAATGTTTCTCTACCTGCGTCAATAGCAGGGTTCCAAAAAGGTTGAGCCTCTTGACCGTAAGTTAAATGACCTTCACCGTCAGCGTCTTCATAAAACCACGGTATCTTTTTAGCACGAGAACCCCCTGGACCTGTCGCATAAATACCTGTCCCGTATTCAACGTATCATTTGTTATCGTAGTGGCTTTTTATCCTCTACTTCTCACTGTCACCAGTGAGTTCGGCGTACATTTTCAACCAATAAAAAAGACAACCTTTATTGGTTGTCGGAGTCTCTTGCCAGTATTATATTTATTCAACTGGTACGCTCTACGGTGCTTAACAGCCTTTCGCAATCTATTAAGTTACCTCGGTGTTATCTTTTAACTGGATAAAATAATTCTGGAGGTCTCATTCCACTTCGATTATATCTCGAATTCAACGTTCCGTAATTAATACCTAATTCTTTTGACCATTGTTTCAAATTTCGTTTTTTACCATTCCATTCAACCCAAATAGTTCTATTTCGATTATTCGCTTGTTCATTAAATGGTATCCAACAACAATTTTCCGGATAATAACCTTTTTCTATGTCATTTCTTTCGATTGTCATAGTATCGTTATAACCAGATTTCAAAGACCATTGATAAAATACATTAAAGTCTAACCATTCTTCGCAAACTTTAATACCCTTGCGACCGTAATTTTCGTAACGTTTGTTGTTTTGGTTATAACATCTTGATTTCATATTTTGCCAAATGTGATATAACCTAGTTCTACTCTGTTTATGTGAATGATTAGCAGTTAAATTAATTCTATTTTGTTCTCTTTTCAGACAACCACACGAAAGTGTAGTACCTAAACAATCACTTCTAACTTCTACCGTATTACCACATTCACATATACAATTCCAATACGTTTTTCTTCCAGATCGTTTTTTAGATAAGCTTAGAACAGTTAGCCTGCCGTACTTTTTACCAGTTTTATCTCTAATATTTTTACCTTTAACAAATTGACCTTTTGAATTTCTATCCAAGTTAATCACCTCATACTTATTATACCTGTACCGAATTCGGTAATCAACTGTTTAGATAAGACTTCCACCGATTTACCCCGATTTTTTAAATTACTGTTACCAGTAATTGCGACATACGTTTTATCGCGTAATCTGCACCTACATTTATTACACCGGTCAAACCACCATTAGTGAATTCGAAATCAATACTTTCTTTCAAAAATCCTAAGTCAACTGGCGCTAATGCTACGGCAGTGTTATATATCTTCATTGTGGTTTTAGCTATACCTTTTTTTGCCCACTTCTCGACGTCTTTTTGGTACCGTTCCAACTCAACGACTAAACTATCTGCACCATATTTCACTTTAGCCATAAGGCGCCTCTTTCAGTCGAATTAACTTAATCTCATGTTGGCCACCTTGATCGACAGGTTCACCTACAATACCAAAGATTTTACCCTCGTATTTAAAATAATCGTTATCGTTTATTGGTAGGTCATAAGGTACATATAGGTTTCTATCGTATTCAGATGACATTTGATGATATTTAAGTTGTTCTGAAGTTGTAGGTGTATCCATAAAGCCTTTTATAATTTTTTCGCTCTTGTAGCGCTCTTTTTTAAACTTGAAATCACCTATTACTTCAATTCGACCTTTTGAAATAGCATGTGGAAACTCATCGTATGGGTCGAACACGATTAACACTCCTATCTTATGGGTTTAAAAACGTGGAATTTAGCACGTTTATATCTGTTTAACACGTCACTTATATAATCAGGAAGGCCATCATTGTATGTGTACGATACTGTCCCCATACTTCTAGATTTTAATCCTTTTCTAACTTCTGGGCGTTGATAATATTCGATCACATCTGCAACATATTTTTTTATTGCATATGGATAATTAGTTTGCCCATCAACAACAAAGTCATTATTCGTTACATGTTTAACATCATCAAGAATGCCATCAACTTCCATAACGAACAACGACTCTTCATCTTCCTTGATTTCTATACCATTTCTTTTTAGAAGAAGTTTAATTTCTTCGTATAGTGTCATATCAATCACCCGTTCTTTTTAGATGTTGAACGACGTTTCTTAACCTCTTCAAAGCCTACATGACTATAATAAGCTTCAAACGCTTTACGAGTTACTGCCAACTCTTGTCCATCGCATTTTACTTTAATTACTTCAGCTTTATTGTTCACCTGTACCAACTCCCGCTCCTGTATCTTCACCTTTAGGTTGTAATGTAGCAAACGCTTCAGGTTTAACATTCATGTACGCGATATGCATTGTAGCACGTAACGCGAACATATCACGCTCAAATAGAGATACTGGCTTATCAGATGCATCTGACGCTTGTAATGTCGTTAACGTTGCATCTTCAGAGATTGCATATTCGATACCTTGTAAAATACCATAACGTGCATAATCCCAATCACCCATTAATGCTAACGATTTCTTCTTGTCGTACACATCAGCGCCTGTATAAGATAACGGAAGACCCATAATCTCGTTGCCGTTAGCATCGAATAACGGGTGCTTGTTAGCATCTAGTGCATTACGCATTTTGCTACGGAACGAACGAGTAGTTAACACACCGTTTGGATCTAATTCTTCATCTTCGATTGTTGCCATTAAAGCAGAAAGGTCTACGTATAAATCATTTGTATCTTTAACAACGTTACCTTTTTCTTCTGCACCAGTAATTAACGGTTTTCCACTTGTATCTTTGTTATAAGGTGATTCAGTCCCAAAGATAACAGCTTGGTCAAACGCTTTGTAGAACGCTTCTGCAATTAAAGGTTTAACTTCATTGAAGAAATCCTTCGCAGTCCATTTTAAAAATTCTTTAGATAATGGAATGATTACACCAATCTTTTTAGCTTCCATTTCTGCTTGAGCATATTCTGGTTTAGAAGTTTGGATACGTTCAGTTTCTGATACCCAGTATGCTCCTACACCTTTTGCTAAATAAGTAAATTTTTTCTTTTGAGCATTCATCGGCTCATTTTTAGCTAATTTCATAATCGCTGAATTAGCCATGATATCTTTCATAATTAAAGAACCTTGTTCTTCAGGAATTACACCATTTTTAAAATCCGATAAAATTACATTACTCGGAGTATAATTTGGTACTGCCATATTTTATAACCTCACTTTATTTTCTAATATTTACTTCTTGCGCCATTTCTTCAATAGACTTTACATGTGGAGGTGTAGTGTTATTTTCTTGAACATCTCTCACATCTCTTCCACTTGCTTTAAATTTAGACTCGACACCTTTTTGAATGTGTTTGTCAAAAGTTTCTTTCAGAGATTGTAAGTTTGCATCAGTATCCTCGTCACTTTCGCCTACAAATCTATCTACTAAAGAAGATGGAACGTTTAATTCTTGCGCTTTGCTTAACGCATAGCTTTTCAATTTTTCGCGTTTAGCTTCTGCATCACGTTTTTCGAGTTCTTGTTCAAGTGCCGTGATGCGTTTTTGTTCTTCAGATTGTTCAGGGTTTCGTTTTTGAACCTCTTTTTCAATCAAGTTTTCAAGGTTCTTTTCTTTCCAACTTTCTAAACCTTTTGTGTGATAACGATCTAATTCAGGTTGGATAAATCGCTTACCTTCTTCTGTATCTAAAAAGCCTTTAACGTCATCAACAGACACCGTCTTAAGTCCACTTAGATACTCTTTTACGTCTTTGTCGTCTTTATGTTCTTCAAAGTACGACTTAATATCCTCGACATTCATATATCATTGCTCCTTTTTTTCGCCCTTTGCGTACCGTAACAGCCCGAAAAGTGCATAATAAAAAAGCAGTTTAGCGACATACTTCAGGTCGAGCAGTTAGGTTGCTATCCTTTGCATTTCTGTTTTTCCCACTCACGATATGTCATGTGTGGTATCACTTCTGTTGTGCCATCGTCATTACGCACACGCATGACACCAGGTAAGTCATCTTTATCAATGTAATACAATAACTTACAACGACAGTTAATATTCTCTTTTGCACTAGCTACACCAACAAATAGATGTGGCGCTTGCCCTAAGCAACCACTAGATTTAAAGTTGCCATCTATATCCACCGACTGACCATCTAAGTGACGATGTGTATCACGTGTGCGAGTATCTTTAGTAGCAGACCAACGTTTTTTCATCTTAAATCCGTTATCTTTAGCAACTTTTGCACTATCTAGTCCGGCTTGTGACATTGCTCTACCTGCCTCTGTACGTGCTACACGTTGTGATTGTGCTTTTGTCATGCCTATATCATCACGTAACGCTTTAGCTATCTTAGAATAACCTTCACCGCTCATAACGCCTTGTGTGATGTGTATACGTATCTTTTTAAGCACTTCATCGCGATGCTTTTGTAATGTAGGCACCAATTTAATAAACTCAATTGGTTGCTCGATTGCTTTGTTGATTACAGACGCAGTAGGCACATCAAACTGCATAGATGTTTGACTAGCCATTTCATACAAATAAAGACTCATCATATACTTCTCAATGTAAGCGTTATGTTGAGTCTGTTTAATTGCTTTAGCTATTTGATTGTAATCGTCGGTCAGCATTTGTCCTATTCGTTCCAATTCTTTATTTAAGCGATTATATTTATTAAATTCAGTCCATGTTACATGAACGTCATCGGACTGGTACTTTTCAAACATATCTGCCAATTCCAGTTTGATAACTTTCAAACGGTTGGCAAATAATATTTCTATTTCTTTTTCAGCTTGTGCATTTAACTTTTCAATGTAATTATCAATATCATTCTGATTGGTTATCTTGCGTTCTGCCATCGTCGTTTCCCTCATTTATATCAGGAATGTTTTTATTTATTTCGAAGTTATCTCGCTCCATCTCATCAAGCTCGTAATCAACATCATCGACCAGTTGTGATTGTCCTAGTCTTGTACGTTCAGATACTTGCCCTCTTAAGTTAATTAACACTTGCGACTCTTCTAATTTGTTTACTGGAATATTACGCGTGAATTTAAATATAAGATTTAGGTAACTGTTTTCATCTACGTTGTAACCTTTACGTTTTAATGCAGATAGAATAACCTTGAATTGATATCTCAACATTGCTGTCATTTTACGCTCAAAGGTCATACACTTATTTTCTAACGCCATTAATTTTAATTTCATACCAATAATAGGAACGTTTCCATTAAACTCATCAGAGTTGAAATTAACTGATTTAGCAAAACGCATGATGTTTTTCTCAATACGATCCAAGTGGTTTTCTATCATACCATCGTTGACATCTTTAGTAAGATATTTAACATCCATATCTTTATCGAATAACTCAAACGCACCACTCTTTTGAGTCTCTTGTATCATTTGCTCGCTCATCCCCATACCACGTAATACTAGGTAAGCAAGACGCGTCTGACTAATCTCGCTAGACGCATCACTCATCGTTAAGTCATAAGCATCGATTAAGTGGATAACTTTCTCAGCGTCTCCTATCATTTCTTTGTTATTAGGTACACCGAACAGTGGGTTGTAGTCAAATAGATGTTCGTAACGACCAACTTCTTGCAATGCATCTATGCCATCACCACGGAACACGTAGTAATATGTGTCGTCATAAAATTCCGCGTAAACATACTCAGTGCCATTGTCGTCATCTTCTTCATAAAAATAACGTAGTGAATATGTTGGTTCTGTAATACTTTCGCCGACAAGCACTACGTTAAAAGGATCAATATTCTTTACGCGAATGTCACCATTAGTATCAATATAAGTCAATCTAGCACCATAACCACAAATAGCGGCCATCTTGCCGATTTCTGAATCTTCATCATCAATACTATTGCGTATAGTAAAATCAGTGATAAACTCTTTAAGCCTCTCATTTGTTTTGTTACTTTCATCTAAATCATAAGTAATTGGCACACCGTGTAAATAACCCACACGAGTATCTACAATTTCACTATCAAACGAATTGTTTAACTTATTATTTATAGATATATCCAAACGTCTAACATTACCGCCACGCTCAAAATCTTCTTTTTCTTCGATGGGTCGACGTTTAAATATTGGTACATAATCAATATGTGTTTTATATCTGTTATAAAGGTTAACCATACGCTCTCTATCGTCTTTGTGAGACTCTATAAGGGCTTCTATATGCTTTGGCAGTACACCTTGCGCTTTAATATCATCAATCAGTTTATACAAATTTATCTCGCCCTCCTTAACCTTTCGGGTTTAAAGTGTGTATATATTGCGTATCTGAGACTATCCAGTACATCATCAAACTCTTTGATAGGTTCACCAGTTGTTTCGTTCCAAACGTATTTATAAATTTCTTGTTTAAATCTTTCCATAGATTCATAAACAACCATTAAATCTCGACGTTTAAAAAGTTTAGCAACTTCTTCGACACCAGATAATTTGGCTTTATCTGCGTTAATTGCTCTAATACCATGACGTCTGAACTCGGTTAGATATTCAGGTCGAGCAGTATCACAATAGAAGTTAATATTTCCATATTTGCCTATTAACATTTTCGCTACTTCTACCCACTCATCAATAAACTTGTGTTGATAAGCGTATTCTTCGATTAGATAGATTTTTCCATCTATTGCTTGACCTAACAAGACAATTGAACCAAAGTGTTCAAATCCCCAATCTACACCTGCAAAATATTTTTTTATTGGAATGGTCGCCATTTCTTCTTTTGAAATCGTATTAAGTTGCAAATCAAAATCTGCATATACAACGCCGTCACCTGACACCCATTCGCCATTAATGTTACGTTCGTAGAACATTCCTGTTGGTGTCGACGCCTTAATAGAATCTTTGTAACGGTTGTTTAAGAAAGTGTTGTCATCTAGTTTAAATTGGTAAGATAATATACCAGCTTTCGGATCATCATTCTGGATATAGTCTTTCAATAACCAATGTTCAGGGTGGTCCGGGTTCGTATCAACTAATATCCTTGCGCCATAACCACTACAACGTGATTTAATCTCATCGAAGACCTCTTCGTGAGCGAGAGACGCCTCGTTGATATATGCGCCATACGACGTCATACCACGTATTGCAGCAATGCCACTTACTTTACTATGTCCGACTTGAACCACTTTAACGCCAAACAGAGTAAAACTATTGTATTTATCAAACTCAAACTCAATACCGTATTTGTTAGTTAATTCTACAAGTACGTTTTTACTAATCGTTCCTAGCGTTGCACCAGCTAGAATATATTGAGGCGTTTCTACACCTTCTTTATTAGCTATTTGTCTAACTCTTATTAATTCATCTAAAAACAAATCGTTGTTCAATATTGTTTTTCCTGTACGTTTGGCACCATGATTGATAAGCATAAACCAATCACGCTTTGAAGTATTTTTTAATATATCAATCTGTTTAGGTGTGTATAGTGCATCTAATCTACTCATCTATCAACACATCCTTTATAGATTTACGTAATTGTAATATCTTATCTTCGGTGCTCGCTTCATTGTTACGATCCATTTGCTCGATTTTCTTTTCAAGCATCTTAATTTCTGCTTCAATCTTTTTGTTAGTTAGTTGTTCATTGCCTAACATCATTCTGTTCATGCCATCTAAACCAGCTACAAATGCATCTGCTGATGACTTCTTTAAACCATTATTATTTATATCTTGTTTAGATATGTTTTTAAGCCACTCATATTCGTCAAAAGCCTTCTGGCGTGTCCATTTTGATTGCTCAGCAGCTTCTTGACACAATTCTTCGTACCTTCCGAAAACCTTCCGATTTTTTAAAAGTGTACTTGCTTCTTTATCTAAGTATTCGCCACTCTTACCTTTGGTCGAATAGCCTGCGTCAATGTATGCCTTGCGTTGGCTTTTACCTTCTATAAGTCCTAAAACAAACTTCTCTTGTTTGGGTGTTAATTTAATCAATTGTTTTCACTGTATCACACGCCTTTACGTTAAATACTCTTTAAATTTGTAATAAAAAAAGACTACCCGAGTTACTCTCGAATAGTCGCATATGGGAGGTAATTAATAATGCAAAATCAAGTTTATCCAGAAAGGAGAAAAAGCACCTACCCAACGGATAGGCACTCAAGCAATCAGTGGCTGGCCAATACGACCATTACCAAACTTAATCACTTTCATTGAGAACTAACCAGCTACCTCAAAACGAGGGTTTGTGTGGATAGTTCTTACACAACAATTATATAAAATAATTTTACCCTTTCAAAATAGAGTCATTTCAGTCATTTTCGTCATTTTCGTCACTGTAATAAGTATATCTTTTCTGCTAACTCATCACGTCGTGCTAAAAAATTATTTCTGTTTAGTTTAGAATTAGGTAAATTTTTAATCACATCATCACGCTTGTACCCTTTTTTGAGTAACTCTAGAAAACAAAAGTCTACATGTCCTAATTTCTGTTGTGATTGATTAATAAATTCAATCTCACGTAACATCTGTGCATAACGTTTATTAGTTCGTTCTAACTTAATCACCACATCTTCCACTTTACTACTATTTTGTCCCTGTGGTTTAGGTAATGTCGCTTGTATACCGTATTGTGCAATTGAATTGCTATCATAATCTGGCATAGCATCTGCAATAACATTACATTTCATTTTGTGTGTACCAATCATATTGATAATAGCCTCTTTACTGTACAAGTTAATACCCACCTGCCAAATCGTTAATATCGTATTGATCACTCTCTCTAGCAAAGTCTTTAGGTGCAGTATCAATATCATCTTCAGATTGTAAATAGATAATAAGTTCGTTAGTTAGATATTTGCTTAGTTCATACAATGCGATGATGAACCATATTTTTAGTATGCGTTTAAACATTAAACAATCGCTCCTTAAGTTTTTTGTAACCTTTAATGACGGACATCAAAGCCTCTTTCTGACGTTGCGCTTTATATACTTTCAACGCTTGCTCCTTACTCTCTGCCTCTACAATAGAGAGAGTTTCGTTTGTGCGTGCTTTCTCAATATCAGTGTGAATGTGACCTGTGCTGTCTTTGAATTGACGTATTAGGTATTGCATAAGTTACCACCTCGTTCACTAATAGAAGTGCTTGCATACATCACTAACAATGTGAACAATTCACTATTAATTCCTAAACTTCTAAAAGAATACTGTTCATGTACAAAAACCCATGCACTTGGATGCCTCTCATTTTCTGTATAGATTAAAAGTTTAGTCTTTTTATGATTTACATTTTTGTATGACAAGTTGACTTTGTATCCTAAACGTTTAACTAATTCAATAAAATCTGTCGTTTTCACTTCCCCAGCACCTCTTTTACTTTTTCTAATATATCCTTACTCTCCTGTGCTTCCATACGCTCCTCTTTCCGACACTTCATCAAACTCTTGCACCTCCGTTGGCTCTGGTAACATTACTGGCGCAATGACTAATTGTGCTAAACGTGTACCTGCTTTAACTACGATTGCCTCATCACCGATATTGTCTGTGATAATTCCAATTTCTTTGTTATAAGTGTGATCGATTGTACCTAACGCTACACGTAACTTAGTTTTAAGTGAATTACCTGAACGTGGTCTCACTTGCGCCTCATATCCATATGCTAAATCAATTGCAATGTGTGTTGGTACTACGACTGTACTATGTGCTGGAATTGTTGTATCTTCTGCGACATATAAATCTAATCCACTATCTGTTGGATTTGCTCTCGTTGGCAAGATTGCATTTTCTGATAATAATTTAATTGGTAAAATTGACATTATTTTCTCTCCGTTTCTTCTTCCATAATTTGTGATAAACGATATATTTGAATATCAGACATTCCTATTCTGTTACACGCTCTGAAAAAAGCTTGTTCTTCTTTTGATTGTTCTCTTTTTGCATACTCTGTAAATTTATATGCTGCAATTAAGTCCTTAACTATTCTAGTGACTACTGTTCTAATTATTGATTTACCTACAAATTTAATTACGTTTTTCATTTATTGTTCCTCCAATATTTGAATTAATTGAATGTGATACCATTCTTGATAAACGTTCACGTTCTGTTTTTGTATCAACTATTTGATATCGGTAATTCAACATAGGTGCTAATGCTGGTTTAAGTAACGACTGCTTAATAACTACTTTTTGGTTACCGACCAATGTATGAAAACTGCCACCATTTAATAAACTGAGTAAGTCATTTTCATCAAGGAGTATAGTTTGTTCACTCATCACTACCACGCTCCTTTAAATTTATAATTACATGACAGATGTTTTGAAATATTGCATTTGGCTCTCTATCTTTTAATGTCCCGTTAACGATTAAATCATCTATCTCATCAAACGCCTCTGCCTTTCTTTTCGTTTCTGCCATATCATTGATGAGTTCGTCACGTTGCTTCTTATAAGCGTCACGTTCTGAAATATGTTTCGAATTCTCTTTAAACCAAAACTCTGATTGTTTTTCAAAATACTCTTTTGAGCCAAAATGTAATTCTGCCATTCCTATCCCTCCAATAACTCTGGATTTTCGTTAATTCTTTGTTTTATTACTGTCCAATCGCAATTATATATTTTGGCAATTTTGCTAATACTTAACCCATTTTCCAAATGCTGTTTTAATTCTTTTGTGCCAATGTTATATTTACGTTTCATCTTCATTCCTTTTCTTTTACAATTAGCTTTAGCAATTTTATCTCTATGACTTTGTGCCAAAGATTTCCCTTTGTTATGATTTGACAAGTGTTGACTTGCTGTTAAGATGGTAAGGTTTGATTTTGTTGCATCTGATTTGTCGCCGTTAATATGATGAACGTGTTCAGTCGTTTCTAACTTTCTACCTAACCAATACATCATTAACAATCTATGTACATGATATTTCTTGTCATGTACAGAAACACAAGGATAAAAACCGTGCATATAAATTTTCTTATTGCTTGAAGTAGGTTTGTTTTGAACCCACAATATAGCTTTTTCTAATTCTTCATAATCTACTTTGCAATCACATTTATTTTTAAATTTTATTCTTTTTTGTGAATTAACAATCAATTCGTTTACTCCTCACTTAATAAATTTTTATCTTCAAATACGTTTCCTAATACTTCCAACTCATCTTGATTACTAAATGCTAACACTGTGCCACATCTAAAATTATCTAATCTCCATTCTCCAGTTCTAGCTTGTATAACTTTAAAGGGGTAACTAAAACATGGATTAGGTTTCTCTGAATGTCGAACAATATCCCCTTCATAAATTTCGACACCGTTCTTATCTTTCAAGCCTGTTGATTGCATGAGTTCAACAGATGAATGCCATCTTTTATGATCTCCTTTACCGTTAGAATTTACTTCGGCTAAATGTATAATTCTTGCACCTCTACGACTGAATTCAATAGTTTTTACTTTATGCATTTTATTTTCTTCTTTATCCCACACTCTAAATTTAATCATCAACCATAGCACCGTCCTTCCAAATTAAAGTCATTGTGTCGTCGTCGTTTAAGATATAATAGTTATAATCACTTCTATCTAAAAACTGTCCGATACTACAATTGAAATTTATATTAACTTCATTTAAATTGTTTCTATTGATAGATACTAATTTAGGTATCTCCGTTTCTTTCGTAATCTCTTCTTCAATTTCTACTGTGAAAGTTTCATTTATAGCAATTTCATGCTCTATCGACAAATTTTGAATTTTATCGAAATACACAGAACCACCATCAAGATTGCTATAAAAAGCCTTATCACTAACTTCATTCTCCCACGCCCACTCAATTAATTCTGGTAATGTCATCTCTACCTTACGTTTAATCTTTGCCATTCCTTACACACTCCCTGTTCCTTTTTATGTCACACTCACTAACTTTCATCGTCACTCTGCTTCCTGCTACCTTAACCACAAAGCCGTTGACACCTAGCTTACGTAACTCCTGTTGTATCTGTGTAGGTGTCTTGCCTTGTGTTTGATAGCGATAGCGTTGGTTAATTGTGTTGGATAATATCATTCCAACTCACCTACAATCGCATCTACGACATTAACAGTTACTGCATTTCCTGCTTGCTTATATAACTGTGATTTACTCACACCACTATTTTTAGCTTTGTAAAACTGTTCGTCACTAAAGCCCTGTAGCCTCCAACATTCTAAAGGTGTTAGTTTTCTAATTCTCAAATCTTCAGTGATAGGTAAAATCGCTGTTTTAAACCCTTCAGGTCTAGTTGTTAATGTAGGACTTAAACCTGTTTGATCTATTGTTTTATTATATGCATTTACCGTTGTGCCATTTTTTAATTCTTCTATGTTTTCATTCATAGTTTCACACGCTTGTTTACCCATACGTCCGAATTCTTTTTTAGAAACAAAACTTTTCCTTTTGAGTTGTGAAACATTCTCACTTATTGCTATACCATGCCTATCTTGACTGGTTAACGTAAACATAGGTTTGTTGTTCTCTTTAAACCTTCTACCATTTTGTCGTTTGTTCACTCTATCTGGCGTTAAAACTGGAACTGCCACTTTAGGTTGTCTGTCCCCACCTTGCATTGTGTTAAGTGTAGGACTTACCCTATTCACACTATGAACACTATCAACATCTCTGTAATCGTAATGGTTTAATCTACCGCTTAAATCTTCGTTCAACGTTAACTTTCTTGTCTTTTCTTCGGATAAGTAGTAACTTTCGTCTACGTCTTTCTCTAAGATGTCAACTAGTCGTGTGTCGACGCTTGTTTGTTGTTTAACTAAGTTGAATAACTTAGGTTCTTTCCATACGTCTTTACGTGTAACTAAGATGTATACTCGTTCTCTATTTTGTGGAACTCCCCAATATTTGCTGTTAAACAAGCCCCACTCGATGAAATACCCCAGTTCATCCAACGCTTGAATGATTGTTCCGTAGGTTCTCCCTTTGTCGTGTGAGAGTAACCCTTTGACGTTTTCCAGTAATACATAAGATGGTTGGATCTCTTTAATCGCCCTCGCAATATGAAAGAAGATTGTCCCTCTTGTATCTTCAAACCCTCTGCGATTTCCTGCGATACTAAAGGCTTGGCAAGGAAAGCCCCCTGTGATGATGTCGACTTGTCCTCTGTATAATCGAAAATGTTCATCTGTAACGCTTGTGATGTCATCTAACTCCTCCTCATTTTCTGTATCATAAATTGCTTTATAACTTTGTTTTGCGAACTTATCTATTTCTGCAAACGCTACACATTCATGACCGTGTTTCTCTAATGCAGAACGGAAACCTCCAATACCACTACATATATCTATGAATTTCATACGTTCACCAACTCTTTGGATATCTCATCAAACGTTTGAATACCTCTCCCGTCAGTGACATCCATAATTACGCCATACACATATTGATTAATACTGAACTCTGCACGATCTTGTTCATCTGAAATATGTCCTGTGCCTTGTCTAATGTCAGTGCATTGGACGTAAACCTTAATATCTTTCTCGCTTGATCTTTTAAGGTGCTGTACGTACCCCATTTCGCAAATTGTCCCTTGCGCATGAGGTAAGTAGTCGAATATCATGACATTGCTTGTCTCCATACCTAACGTGTCATTAAACACAATACGTTCTGCTAATTTATCTTGATTAGCATTTGCTTTATCGTTTATGTCCTTATCGTCATGTGGTGCGTAGACTTTAAAGCCTAATCGTTGTAACTCTTGTTTCTCCAACTCACGACGCATCTGTTGCCCTATACTTAGCATGTCGCCACCTAAATAGATCATTGTTCGGCCTCCTTACATTCATAAATGACTATTGCACTTGGGAAAGGCGCACTATTTTTACTATTTCCAAACTTCAAGCGACCTTTTAAAAATTTAATGTCATCTGCTTTATCGAAAATAAAATCGTGCCAGTATGTTGTATCTGTTCTTGCTGGTATCAAACAAACAACTGTTGCACCATTCAAACTTTCTTCGTATGCTTTCTTGATCCATTTTTTTATTTCTCTGCCGTAAGGTGGGTTCATGAACACAACATCATTTGACCAATCTTTACTCAAACCGTCATCTTCAATAGTGAAGTATTTACTACACTTAGCATTCTCATCTGTTGCGCATGGATCTAACGTGAAATTAAATTCTTCATTCAATTCATCAAATAAATATTGCGGTGTAGTCCATTCATTTGATTTACTGCTAAAATGAACACTCATATACCATCACTCCCAATTTTCTATCGCAAATTCAACACTTTGCTTAGCTTTCTTTAAATCTTCTAAACCATTCTTTCTAGGCGCTCTCATTAAGTATTTAAGTGCATTACCTACGTGATAAAATACTGATGCTGATTTGTACGTCTTACCTACTAATTCGATAATCATTCTTGCCGAGAACTTACCGAATTGATAATGTGGTGGTTCATTCACCATGTCTACTTTTTTATTACTAATAATTGTCATTTTCATCTACACCTTTACTATGTCGTATCTATCATCAATCTTTACTAACTCACTACCAACACGTACTTTTAAGTATGGTTCGCCTTTAAAGTTATAATGGAGTTCTTCCACAACTGCAGGGAATGAGTTGGTTGCGTTTGGATATTTAAACCAAATGTCATCGCCTGGTTTTAATTCATGTAATTCCATTCCGCTACCCCCCTCTGTACGTTGCCGTACTGATCCGTTTTGACTTTAACCACAAGATTATTCTGTACTAGATTTTTAAAGTATCTAGTGTTCACTCTGTGCTTAGCAACCTCACGTTCTGCACGTTTAGCCCTAGCAATACGTTCTTCTCTACGTTTACGTTTCAACGCTCTTTCGTGCCTAATTTCTGCTTGCTGTATCTCATACAACTGCTTAGCTGTTAATTGCTTTTCATTTCTTTCGTACGTCTGCACCATATTCATATACTCCCTTGCCATGTATTAATTCTGGACCACGTAAGCCTTCTTTATATCTCTTACGAACCGTACTATCAGATACATCAAAATATTTATACACATCACATAATCTGTAACGTTTACCGTTTAAATTCACTTTTATCATAGTGTCACTTCCAATCTGCATAACTGACACTAACGTCAGTAATGTTTTTGATATTATCCAGTAAGTCGTCAGGGTCATTTTTATATCTATTAGAGTAATGTTCGATATAGTTTTCTCTATCTGCATGTTTGTTTATCCAAATAGGTTGTTCTACTTCGACGGTTAAATCGAATGTGAGTTTTAGTGTTTCTTCTTGCATTACACTTCCTCCACTTCTAAAATAATTTTCGGTTCCTCTGCATATTGCTTAAAACTGTGTATTTCAACGATTTGGTTATCGTCTTTCCATAGATGATCGTTCGCTGCATCTAGCACAGTTTTGATTAAGTTATCTATATCAGGCTTAGTACGTTTGTACTGACCTATCGCTATCAGTTTTTGGTTTTTTGACCAACTCTTAGGTGGTTTGAAATAAAAGTGAAGCGACACCTTAAGTTGTGTATTCAACATCTTTTTAGGTAACTGGCTCTGTATAAACTTCTTATGCGCCGTATACGACGCTGGCATGTATGTTTGAACAAATCTACCTGTATTTCTGAAACGTGGACGAGGCGAGCCAATAGGTGCCTCATACGTTTCGTTAAAGTTAATTTCTATCCGCACGTTGTCACTCCTAGAATAAGAATTCATCTATTGTTGTCTGTTGTTGTAATTCTTCTTTTCTAAATAATTTATGTTTACGTTTCATCTTTGCTAACTCATCTTTAGTCACAAGTGGTTTAAAATGCTTATCACTCATTCCGCCTTTATTAGCAAGATAGAAAGTACCGTCATCTCTAGGCAGAACCCTAAGCATTTCCCAACCGTCGCTTTCATATAGGCTATATGCGTTAGGTTGATTTTCTATAAGTCCCATCGCTTTGCCTCCACTTTGTTTCATCTAATATTTTTGATTTAACGTTATCGTAATCATCAAAAAAGGTTATTTCTTCACTTTTTAATAATCTATCTACTGCCCAACCCATTTCTAAAATGCTTTTTTGAATGATTGGATCATCTTTGTAATCGTTACGGTACAAGTCGCCTAACAACGTTTGTAATTCTGCAATAATCATTAGTAAAACCTCTGTGTTTTTTTGTAGAATTCTAGTTCAACAACGCCCGTCTCACCGTCTTTATTTTTAACGACGTTTAACTCAATATCTGATTTGCCAGTTTCATCATCTGCGATTTCACGGTTGTAATAGTCATCTCGATAAAGCATGAATATCATGTTCGCATCTTGCTCAATGCCCCCAGCCTCTCTTAAATCAGACATCATAGGACGTTTGTCTTGCCTACTTTCAACACCCCTGCTTAATTGTGATAAAGCAATGATTAAGCAACCTGTTTCTTTAGCTATAATCTTTAAATCACGACTAATTTTTTCAACTTCTAAACGTCTATCTTTTTGTGGCAAGTCAGATTTCATTAACTGCAAGTAGTCGATACATATAATTTGTGGTTTATCGCTATCTCTCATAGCAATTTCTCTCACACCTTGTGGTGTAATTTGAGCATGATCTTCAATTCTAAAGTTGCTATGTTGTTTAATGTCGTTGATTGCTGACATTATTCTTTCAACTTCATCATCATTTAACCCATCTGACTTTTTAATCTTATAAAGTGGCACACCAGATATCGCAGACGTTAGACGTTCAACAATGTTGTTACCTCCAGTTTCTAAACTGAAGAAGGTAGTCGGATACCCCTGTTGTGTCAGGTTCCAAATCATATTTAATGCTAGGGCAGTTTTGCCTGTACTAGGTCGCCCTGCAAGCACGTTTAATTGTCCTTCTTCAAAGCCATGTATCTTTTCATCTAACTTATTAAAGTTCGTCGTTATAAACGTCTTAGGCGTATCTGATAAGATGTTTTCCATAACAGTTGTTAGAAATTGGTCTGTCGGGTTGTCTTTCTCGATATTTAACTCACTTAGCTCTTTTAATTGGTCGATTAGATAAGTAAAATTCTCTTTCGTTGGTACTGATTGAAACTCGCTAACTTCGACCCTAGCCTTATTCAAAATGTAGTTGTTTAAGATATTTAGTTGATCCTGCATAAAAAACACTTTGTCTGTACCTTTAGAGTTATACAGTTGTGTTAATACCTTAGTTGGTATAAATTCAGCATCTTCTCTGCTTTTGTAGTAAATCTCGTTTACATCTACTTTGCCTTGTTCAAGTACATACTCGATAAATTTTTGCGCAGTAACATCTGTAAACATTGCAGGTTTGAGTTTTAACTTACTCAACAATTTAGGGTAGTTCATCAGATTAGACACAATAGCGTGTTCGGTTGATAAAACATCAATATTCTTCATCTACAACACCCCATTCTTGTTTCATCTGCGCCCATTTTTTCTTACGTTCTTCATGACGTTTTTTGTATTCTGGGTCATGTTGTAATTTGTATGCTTTAGTTTGTTCTTTAGGTATCGTATCAATCACTTTTGTTTTAGGTTTATAAGCTAATATGTCAGATAAAGTAGGTTTATACTTCTTTTCTCTGATGTATTGCTCTGTTTTTAATAATGTCGGTTGATAGTCCCCATATTTTATTAATAGGTGTAGCCATTCTTTCAAAACTTGTTCGTCACTATCGAACTTCATATTGTAAATAGTATTGATTTTATTAAGAATGATTGCAGCCTCTTTTTTAGTCATAGGCATTTGTTATCACTCCTCGTTCAATATGTCGTCTAGTAAAGTTCCTTTTACTTGTTGTTTAGGTTGTACTTTGTTTTGAGCATCTTCTTTAGTTTTCACATTTTCTTTAGCCCAATTATTTAAAACTTGAATTAAATAACCAACATGACACCCTTTTTCTTTCGTGTAATCAGTAGCAATTTCGATAACCTCATCAGCATGTTCCCCTATATCGTCGACTGCATATCCTATCTGTTCCATTTGGTAAGGAGTTAGGTTATTATCTAAAAATGTAATTACATAATTAATCGATTTTGAGAAGACGTCGTCACTTCTATCTTCTTTATTCTTATTCTTATTCTTATATTCTTCTTCTCTTTCTTCTTCTGTATCGTTACGTAACGTTACGGTAACGTTACTTTCTATTTGGTTTTGTTTTTGTCGTTCTCTATAACGTTGTTGTCGAAGTCTATTCTTTTCGTTATGCTTGCTTCTACTATCTAAACTTTGATGTTTTTCCCAATTAGTCACTTTATAGACACCTTGATTATCATCTATCATTCCTAATGTTTTAAATGTTTGTAACGCCAATCTGATAGAATTAATAGGTCTGTTAAATTCATTCGCTAACATCTCATCGTTGTACGGCAAATTTTCAGATAGCATAATGTAGCCATGCTCGTTATATTTACCAGCAAGTGTTAGCAATTTCACCCAAACTGTAATGATTGTGTCACGTTCTGGTAATGCCTCTATATATTTAATTTTGCTATCATCAAACATTCCGACTTTTAATTTTATCCATGATACTTCAGCCAATATCACTACCTCCTTTAAGCATATTATTTAGTCGATCGTCCACATCAACCCAGCTATCTGTTAAGTGATATTTATTATTGAATGTATCCATCCCTATTTGGTGCTGTTCCGAATGATGAGAACGACATAGTGCTAATACTTGATTGCCTACATGATTTATCTTGTTACGATTGCGCCCTTTACCTACTGCATATCTATGCGCTAAGTCAGAATGTGGTTTCCCACAGATAATGCAGTTACGATTAACTGTTGACCAATATAGAAATGCTTTATCTTGTTTGAGTAAGTCGCTCGTTTTATATGCGAGTGGTATATCGTTATGAAATATCCAGTCCAATGTAACCTCGATAATTTGGCTAGCTTGTGTACGTGTGCAATCACTTAATGAGATGCGCTTATCGTAGCCGTAGTACGTCCGAACGTATTCGATGAACATATGGCGCATGTAGTCCATAGGTTGCCCAGTATGAGCCTCTATGTCCTTTACAAGCGCAAATATCTTACGGCGTTGTTTGTCGGTAATTCTGAAAGGGTCTACGATTTGCACATCTGCTTCTACTTCAAACCCGTTATCAAGTAGGAGTGAAGTTTTGTTATCTAGTTCTACACCCTCAATGACAACGGTAGTTGTACCGTCATCTTGAGTAATGTAGTTTTTGATTTTCGCCATCTACATCAGTCCAATCAGAAAGGCAAATCTGAGTTATCGATGTCTGTACCATTATCAAATGGATTATTGCCGGCTGGTGCTTGTCCTCTTTGTTGTTGAGGTTGACCGTTTTGTTGGTTACTACCTTTGCTATCTAAAAATTCAATTCTGTTAGCAATCACTCGCACTACTGAACGATTGTTTCCTTCTTTATCTTGAAATCTATCTTGTTTCAAGTTGCCTTCGATTAAAATTTTGCTACCTTTACCACAGTAGTTATTAAGTAGTTCAGCAGTTTTACCGAATGCTACGATGTCAAAAAATGATGTGTCGTCTTTTTTGAATGGGTTATCTACTGCTAATGAGAAGTTAGTTACTTGAGTTTGTCCTGCTTGTTTTAGTTCTAAATCTTTAGTGATACGTCCTGTTAAAATTGTTAAATTAGTCATTTGTATTCTCCTTATATTTCTTCGCCATTGCTTGAATGTTATTGATTGTAGTTACTGCTTGTTGTTCAGACATCGACGTGTAATCTTGTATTCCAAATGTGCTTTCTGCTTGTTGTTGCGTTACGTCTTTTCCTAATGACTTCATCAAATCAACAAAATCAAATACTTCTTGTTTTAGAACGCCAACCGTTTTACTACTTACCTTGTTATATTTTTCTTGTTTTTGTTTTGCATCTGCATCATCTTCATCAGTTGGAATATTGAAGAATTTCATTAAGAAATATCTTTCTGCATAAGTTAATGCAGTACCATGTGCTTTCGATACATCGTCTTGTTGGCCTACTGCGAAGAAAGGTACTTCTAAAATTTCTTGTGGATTATCTGCATTGATCCATTTATAAGTCAGTTTCAATTTAATAATATGTTCTGGTTTACCTTTCGCATTTGTGGTTTCAGTTACTTCTTCGTTTTCTGTGTATGGTACAAGTAATAAATTATGTTCAATCATCTTGTTTCTTATTCTATGAAGGACTTGAGAGCCACTTACGTAAGAATAGTTGTAACCTTTGGTGTCTTTAGTAAAACCATCAATATTGGCTTTAACATCTGCTATCTTTTGAAATAAATTAAGTTGTTCAGCCATCGTTTACCTCCTCCAAATCTTCAAAACTGTATACTTTACGCGTTTCTTTCGTTTCGATTGTTGATACTTCAATCAAATGTTTATCCCAGTCAATGTCTATATCTTGCAAACCATCGAATTTACGAGCATTACGTCTTAAAGCATTGTAATTAGCGTATTCTTGAGCAGTAGGTTTATTAGTGATCCAACGTCCAAAGTAATTATCTTTGATGCGATATTCTACTTCACAATTTAATATTGGCTCTTGCATCGATATACTCCTCCAGTCTTTTATTCGATCTATCTGCCCTAGCGTCTGCGCTTTGGTACAATTCCATATAAAACTTGATGTCGTTTCGCAATTCTTCAATATGGTCCTGCGCATTTTGATACTGGCGTTCTAAAAATTTATAATCATTAGCAAGTAAAACTAAGTCGATACTGTCTTTACAATATTTGTTAAAATCCTTTTTACTTACCTCTATTGTTTCGGCCATAGTTGACCTCCTTCGTGTATTTTGGTTTAATTAAATTGTGTGTTTTGGTTAAATTTTGACTGTTACTCATTGGCGTGGGTATCAGTCTTTTTTTGTGCGTAAAATAATTTGTCGAAAAACAGATAAGTTACTGTTGACGCAACTATTCCAATTGCAACTGCGTTAGTAATAAATACGCTCATAACCATTGCCAAGAAAAATGTCACGTTGAACATCATTCCTGCGATTATGGTTGCTTTGTCTTTGTTAGTCATTTCTTATCACCCCTTTATAAATCAGTTTCGCTAATCATCAAATTATTTTCGATAAACTTTAATGCCGGTTTAACTTTGATGTAACGTTTGCGACTGTCTTCGAATTTATGAATAAATTTTTTGAATTCTTGATTAGGCGCTACTTTCTTTTCGAAGTCATCTTTCGAAAGACCGCTTACTTCGACAAAACCTTTAACATCTAAAAAGTATTTGTATTCTTGTTCCATTTAATAACACTCCTTTCGTGTATAATTTGGTTATCAACCTAAGGAGGTGGATAACTATGTCTGAATTATCTATTGAGCAACGCGCCCATGATTTAGCTTTAATGAGAGTTAAGATCGAGGCTGAAAAAGAATTAATGGAAAATCCTAGTCCAACAATCGATTTAGTCAATGATTACACAAAATATTATTACGAATTAAAAAGAAATCTTGATAAACTTTCTAACGAATTTCCAAATTTATTTTCTTAGGTCTTGAGTAATTCTCAATCTTTACGACCTTCCACGCCACAACTGCCATTGTGATGAGGAGGGTTGTTTTGTATAAAAATTTCATGGTTATGCCTCCTGTTCTATTACTGGTAAAATGTCATGTTCTTTCAGTAACTCGTAGATGAATAAACGACCTTTCTGCGTCCATTTTGTAGTTACTTTTGAATGTTCTTCATCTAATGCATATGTGCTTGTGTGCGTATATCCTTTGTCTTGATACTTCGCATATAACAACCAAATGTCGCCTTGCTTGTATTGAACACCTAAGCTATGCAATAACTTGTTTAAACTTCTTGCACTCATTCCATAGTCTTTAGCAATCTTACTTACTGATAGTAATGATTTATTCTGTAAAACTAAGTCGTAATAAGTTGCTTTAGGTTTAAGTTCATTTACTTGTTGTTCTGCGACTAATCGACCTTCACGTTCTTTCTTAAATTCTGTTAATACGTGAATGATGTAGTCAGGGTTTTGAATTGTTTGTTCAATTACATTGTCTGTTGCATAAATACCATGTTTACGAATGGAAGGTAGAACTTCTGACGTTACCCAACGCTTGAAACGTTTCGCACTTTCTAACTTGCTCGAGAAGATTAAGCTATAAAGTCCACTTTCGTTGATGAGTGTTACGTTACGTTTTTGACCTGCGTGGTCAATTTGGCTACGCAGCTTATCATCACTATCTACCTTTTTGTTAATTGCTCCACGATAATCTTCATATCCTAAAATTTGAGCAACGTCATTCCCAACAAAATATGGTTCGTTATCAACGGTAGTTGTTCTTACTGGTAAATCTTCGAAATTAAAAATTTTTATATTGCTCATTTCCATCCTCCTAAAGTTATAAAAAGTTATACTAGAAGCTAAAAATTTTTAGACCTTTATCTGGTCTACCTCGATTTTGTATAGTTTTGCTAAAGCGTAAATCACTACATTACTAGGAGTAGCGTCTTCCTTTTCCCATTGACCGACTGTTTTAGCTGTTACACCAAGCTTGTCAGCCACTTCTTGTTGCTTCATATCCGAAATGATACGCCATTTTTTTATTGTGAGTTGCTCAGGCATTTTCTCTCACCTCGCTTTCGCAAATATAACTTTATATTACTTTATAGGATATGTCAACAGTAAAAGTTATAAATTACGTAAAAAAGTTATAAATAGTATTGTAAAGTAATATAACTTGTGGTAACTTAATATTACATTAAGTAATATTAAGAGGAGTAAAAAATATGGAAAATAATGTTAGAAAAAATTTATCAAAAAATATCCAAGACCTCATGAAAGAGAAAAATATTGACCAACAACAACTTGCTAAAGCTATTGGCGTTTCTCAACCAACTGTTTCAAATTGGATTAAACAAAATAAATATCCGAGAATACAAAAAATACAACAACTTGCTGACTACTTTGGCGTCCCAAAATCAAGAATTACTGAAAGTCAAATTGAAAAAGTTGAACAAGATACTGTTGCAGCACATTTAGACGACGATTTTACGGAAGAAGAACTTAAAAAAATAAGAGATTTTGCAGAATTAGTTCGTCAGGCACGTAAAAAGGACTGATTATGTGGGGAAATATGAAGATTTGTTAATTCAGAATAGTCATTTACATATTTGTGATACTTTAGAATTACCGGGAATGTTTAAAGGTTTCTATGATAACGGAGTAATATTGATTGATAAAAATTTATCTGACGCAAAAAAGCTAGAGATTTTGTCGGAAGAACTAGCCCACCATGAAATCACTTACGGCAATATACTTAATGAACAAGATATACAAAATAAAAAATACGAATTAAAAGCACGAAGATTAGCTAATGAAAAACTTATATCTCTAGAAGGTATAATTGAAGCATTCTTGCAAGGCATTCATAATTTATATGAACTTGCTAATTTTTTTGAAGTAACAGAAGATTTCGTCCTACAAAGTATTGAACATTATAAACAAAAATATGGTTATTCCACTCGGTGCGGTAAATATGTTATTCAGTTTGAGCCGTTACGAGTGTTTGAATATAAAGAAGTATAGTAAAGGAGAAACTCAAAAATGAAAAAGGTATTAGGGATAATTGTAATCGCATTGATTTTTTTAGGTGCATGTGGTAAATCGTATGAGGTTAAAGATTTAACAAAAGGCTTCGAAGATGACGGCTTAAACGTAAAAAACGAAAAGAAAATGTCTCGCGATGATTTCGGTGCAGCACCAATGAAAGCTGAGGAGGCTAAAATTTTTGTAGTTGACGGCGATAAACACGCTAGAATTATGAGATTTAAAAATGATGATGATTTGAAACAGACTAAAAATTATTATGATCAACTAGGAAAAGAAAGCGCGATGCTATACTCTCACACATATTCTAAAGACAATTTTTTACTTCAAATGAATGGCGAGATAGAAAATAGCACATTTGAAAAGTATACAAAATCAATGGACAACACTTTAAAATAAAGGGGAAATGTAGAATGAAAAAGTTTTTATTTTTAATATTTGCAAGTTTATTAGTATTAGGTGCATGTGGTAATAACGATAGTGAGAAAAAGGAAGATAATAAAAAATCAGAAAGTAAATCAGACAAAAAGTCTAATGATCCAAAGAAAGATAAGAAATTAGAAAACAAGGATAAATCGAACAAAAACACTAATGATGATAAACAACAAGCTAGTTCAGATGATAGTAATAACGATGTTGCTAACAACGAATCTGAAAGCACATCTAAAAACGATAATGAGAAAACTCAAAGTGATAACGGTAACGAACGTCCACAAGGTAAGCAAGCTACTCAACAACAGCAACAAAACACTGGCAACCAACAAGCTAACAATAACCAACAACAAAGTAGCAATCAACAATCACAAAATAACAATAATTATATGACGCAAGATGAAATTAACGAATGGAATAAAAACAAACCAACTACACATAATGAGTCACAAATGGGATATGGACGCGCGGAATATGAAGAGGCACGTAAAGCAAGCGCACAAGTTTGGGATGACCCTAACGCTCATGTAGGTGGTCCGATCTGGGTAGGTAAAAACGAAGGTTACGACAGTTGGGCTAAAAGACAACAAGAGGTACAAAATACGCCAGCTCAATAATTTATGGGTAGTCCGTCTACCCTTATTATTTTTTTACTTTTTTTGAGGAGGAATGATTTAAATGGCGTCATTTACTATTACAAAACGTAAAAATAAGAACTCTACAAGCTGGCAGTATGATGTAAAGCACCCTAGTTTTAAATCTGGTAAAAAACGTAAATCTGGATTTAAAACGAAAGCAGAGGCTATCAATGCAGCACAAAGATTAATCCGAGATTTAGAAGACGGTAGCAAATTTGAAGAAAATAAAAAATTTGAAGATTACTATAACGAGTGGTTAATCATTAAGAATAAAAAGAAAGTATCGCCTATGCAGTATTATTGGTATGAGCGGTCTTTAAGATTATTTAATGAATACTTCGGCAAGAATATGTTACTCAAAAACATTACACGATCAGAATATCAAAAATTTTTAAATAGGTTTGGGGAAGGACACGCAGATGAAACAGTGCGTAAAGTAAATGGTTGTTTAAGTCAGTGTTTAAAAGATGCAGTGTATGACGGTCATATCAAAAAAGACCCAACATATAACATAGCTATAAACGGTACTGTTAAAGCTAAAGATGAACGATACAAATATATGAGTATCACGCATTATTTAGCGATGTTAGATTATTTTAAAAGTAGAGATGAACAAAGCTATATTTTTTTATACTTACTAGCGATTACTGGTGCAAGATATAGCGATTTAATTAATATGACGTATAAAGATTTGAACAAAAGTGAAGGTATCATTCACTTACCTGGAACAAAAACAAAGAATAGTAAAAGAGATGTTGAAGTGTCGACTAAAGATGTTCTACTGATAAATTCAAAATTAACTAAATTACCACGACGAATTGACGGTAAACTTTTCAAATTAAGTCACAATGCTATAAAAAAATCGTTTAATCACACTAAAAAACAAGTGGGTTTAGAAAATGATAATATAACCCCTTATTCGTTAAGACACACGCACACATCTTATTTATTATCCAAAGGCTTGCCAATTGAATATATAAGTAAACGACTAGGTCACGCGTCAATTTCTATTACGTTAGAAACCTATTCACATTTACTAGAAGAACATAAAAAAGAGCAAGGTCAACGTGTCAGAGAATTATTTTCTTGA